TCGCACCTCTACGCCGTTCGTGCGTCCACTCATGCTCGCATGGTAGGCCCGCACGTTCGGGTCAGGCTTGCGCTGCAGGGCGCAGCCCTCGGGGCACTCAGCCGCGAGGGCGTTGGGGCAAGTCTTAGCCACCACGTCCACGCACGCCGCCTCGTATACGCACGACAGCCGACGCGGGTCTCGCACCGCTAGCTCGGCGGCGCTGTACATCGGCAGCATGGGCGAGCGCGCATCGGTCTCGACGACCTTCGGCCCGTTCGCCCTGCTCTCGTGCGTTACGTGGCGGTTGCGACGTTTCATGCCGCGATCACGATGTACTTGGCGCCGCGCTTGACGCCCTCGAGCTTGAGCTTGCCACCCTCGACGAGGTCGCCGAGAGCTCGCGTGGCATGCGGCGGCGGACATGCGAAGAGGTCGATCACCTTGCTGCGCGTGAACGTGATGGCGAGCTGGCCATCTCGCACTGCCTCCATGATGCGTCGCCCAAGCACGTCGGTAATCTTGCCTCCGCTTGCCTTGGGTGCGCGTGGAGCAGCGATGATGCGCGTTCGCTCTGGCTCGATAACGCCATCGCCCTCCGGTTCCACTACGTCGTCGCCCTCGGGCTCGAACACCGGATCCGGCGCGTGAGAGCGCGTGAGCTGCGGCAACGACTCGTCGATGCTGCGCACTGTGGCGCGCAACACGGACACAATCTCCTCAAGCTTGGCGCATCGCTCGTGGAGCGTCGCGAGCTCGCGGTCGTGCGCGTCGACGCGATCGCGCTGCAGAATGATCGTGTCCTCGCACTTGGTCAGCGCGCGGTCGAGTTCGTCGATAGTGATGGTGGGTTCGTTCGTGCTCATGTGATGTTGGTCCCTTTGCTGAGCCGCCTCATGTAGAAAACCGCAGCGATGGCAGCGTCTCGCGTGTGGTTGTTGTCTGCGCCCCTCGGCATGGTGATGCCCATGCGATGCAGCGAAAGTTTGACCTGTGCATCGTTGGCCGTTGGAGAACCGCAAAACATGCGACGCACCTGCGCGGCTGTGACGATGGCATCATCCTCTAGCTCGAAGTGCTTGGCCAACACCATGCCTACCACGCTCGCCTCGGTAAGTGCACGCGTCAGCGCGCTCGACGACGTTTTGCCTGGGTATGTTCCCTTCGGCACCTCGACCACGGCGCCCATCTGACGGATGTTCTGCCAGATGTCGCGATCGTCGTAGATCGGCCTCGTGACTGCGTCACACCAGCTGACCGACCACGGGTTGCGCACCTCGACAGCCTGCGCATGCCTGCACGAGAGCCGACCCGAGGCGTCACGATGCACCACGGCGAGACCGAGGTGTTTGCCAGCGTCAATACCTAGCACAAGCATCTCGACGCTCTTTTTGCGAGGTTTTAGGATCATCGGTGTTATGAACATCTCGCGGCCTTCTTTGCTTCGATCAGTGCACGGTGCTTCTCGCGTCTGATGCGATCGGCTTCGCGCTTTTGCTCTCGCGTGCGATGGTCTTTGTACGGTGCCTTGACGACTACCTCCTCGTCTGCATCGCCGATCATGTTGATCGCGCTCGACAGCAGCGACTGGGCATGGAGCACGCGAGCATGCGGCGGCACTTGCTCGAAGTACTCGCACTGCTCTGGGCATTCGCACCACATGGCATCAGGCATCACAGCCGCGACATCGCATACGCACTGGGTCTCATGGCGGCAGTCGTGGCGGCGGATCTCATCGCCACGCAGGTTCCACCCGACGAGCATCTTTAGCGCCACCTTGGCTCGCCTGTGCTCCTCGAGCACCCTGCGCCGGTACTCGGTGGCACCATCTTGTGGGATGCGCCGATGCAAGACCTCGAGCCGCACGAGCTTGATCAAGATGCGCGACAGCTCGCGAGGCGAGACGTGCGGCATCTTTGCGTGCAGCGAAACGGCGTTGTACCAGGCGCCATTTGCCATGGCGTCTAGCACCTCCGACCGCAACACGAGGTCGGCGATCGACGGCGGCGCGCGCTTCATGTCGTGGTGATATCGACCGGTGGCGCAGGTCCGTCGAGCAGACGCGCGAGCTCGACGAGCGGCAGATCGAACGCCTTGCTCAGCGCCGCTCGCGTCGCGTACGACGTGAGCTGGTTTCTTCCGCTTTCGATGCTGCGAATCAGTGAGAACTTGAGCCCAGCGCGTGCGGCCAAGTCCTCCTGCGTCATGCTGCGATCTTGCCGCAGTTGCCTGATGATGTCGCCTACTTCGGCCATGAGATAGCCCCTAGCGCGGCGACTGTGACGTGTCAAGCGTGACGAGAGACTTGACACGCTAGAGGCCATGCGCTAGAGGTTCGCGTATGTCCAACCTCGTCACAACCAACAGCCGTTTCGACACCGCACAAATCGACCTGATCAAGCGCACCATCGCGAAGGGCAGCACCGACGACGAGCTGACCCTGTTCGTCGAGCAGTGCAAGCGCACGGGGCTAGACCCCTTCGCGCGCCAAATCTACGCCGTCAAGCGCTGGGACTCGCGCGAACGACGCGAGGTCATGTCGATCCAGGTGGGAATCGACGGGTTCCGACTCGTGGCCGACCGCACGGGCAAGTACCAGGGGCAGCTCGGGCCGTTCTGGTGCGGCAAGGATGGCCAGTGGCGCGACGTGTGGCTCAGCGACGAGCCACCCTGCGCGGCCAAGGTCGGCGTGCTGCGCTCGGACTTCCGCGAGCCGCTGTGGGCCGTGGCTCGGTTCTCGAGCTACGTGCAGACGAGCAAAGAGGGAGCGCCCACTCGCTTCTGGGCGCAGATGCCCGACCTCATGATCGCCAAGGTCGCAGAGGCCCTGGCCTTGCGCAAGGCGTTCCCGCACGAGCTCTCGGGCTTGTACACCGCCGAGGAGATGGCGCAGGCAGACAATGCCCGCCCCGCGCCCCAGGCCGCACCACAGGCCCCGCAGCAGCGCTCCGCGCCTCGCCCCGCGCCCCAGGCCGCACCACAGGCCCCGCAGCTCGTGGAGGCCGTGGAGGAGGCCGACGACGCCGACACGTTCTCGCCGGTGCTCGGGCTGCTCCACGACCTTACGCTCGTGTCGAACGCCGAGGAGCTAGCGCTCGTGCGCGAGCAGCTGGTGGCGATCAAGCCGTCGTGCACTCGCGAGCAGATCGCGAGCCTCGGGCAGGCATACAAAAACGCAGAGAAGCGCATCGCCGAGGTCCAGGCATGAAGCTCCCCACCGCCTCGAGCTTCGACCTCGCTGCACGCTGCGCTCACCCGTGGACGAGCGGCATTCCGTGGTCGCGCCCAGACGACCCAGCGGTGTTTGCCTTCGGCAACGCCGTGCACGAGGCCGCCGAGTTGGCTGTTGGCTGCGGCGAGGTCGACCTCGTCAAGCTCGCGAGCAAGTACGAGCTAGGCCGAGACGACGTGCGACGCCTGGGCGCTACGGCGCGCAGCGCGTTCGACCGCGTCAACGCATACGCCGCCGAGGGCTGGCTCATGTTTGCCGAGGTCGCGGTGGCGTACCACGTGACCAAGCGCACGGTCAGGCTCATCGATAAGTACACCCACCGGCAGGCCAACCAGGCCAAGCCGGGCGAGCTCATCGGCATCATCGACCTCGTGTGCGTGCGCCCTGGTGAGGTGCACGTCGCCGACTGGAAAACCGGCACGTGGCAGCGCGACGCTACGCCGGGGCTGCAGGTACAGTTCGCCGCGATGGCAGTGGCCAAGCTCGTGGGCGCCGATAGCGCCTCGGGCTCGCTGCTCTACGTGGACGAGCGCGGCGTGCGCGAGGTGTCTGCCTCGTGGGAGTGCTGGGACCTCGACAGCACCGCCGACGTGCTGCGACGTATCCATGAGACCACCAGCGGCGCACCCACGCCGCCAGTCGCAGGAGAGTGGTGCAAGCGCTGCAACATCCTGGGCAAGTGCTCGGCTACCGCCCTGGCCGTGCGCGACGTCGAGAGCGTGGCAACGAGCATCGCCACCGCAGAGGATGCCGCGCGCATTCACGAGATGATGCCCGCGCTTGAGAAGGCCCTCAAGCTCGCCCGCGAGCGCATCCGCGAGATGGCATCAAGAGCGCCGATCCCGCTCAGCAGCGGCAAGCGTCTCGTGGTGCAAGAGCGCACCCGCACGACGGTATCGGACCTCACGCCAGAGGCCGTGGCCTACCTCAACGCTCAGCAGCTACAGGCCGCGCTCGAGTTCTCGACGAGCGCCGCCGCCATCAAGCGTGTAGGTGGCGCAAAGATGGAACGGCAGGTGATGGCGCACCTGCGCGAGATGGGATGCGTCAAGGAGAGCGTCTACACGACGCTGGCAGAGGTCGCAGATAAGGGAGCGACTGATGAGTAAACTAACCGAAACCGAGAGAGCATTATTCGTTCGCTGGATATGCACGTCTGGTGCATCCAAGGCAGCATCTGCCCTGAAAGAGGATGCTCACACAATGCTATCCGTTGCGGTCGGATGCGCTAAGAGTTCAACCGAGATTCGCATCGCAAAAGCATGGCGCTTGCGGGTTCAAGACTTGGTTCTTGCCTCAGATAAGTTGACTTCTCGCACTCATCAACGATCGCAGTCTTTGACTGAAAAGGTCGATCGCGTTGTGAATGCTCTACAAACGCAGTCGGCAACAAGTATCGACGAAATTGCAAAGCGCGCTGGCATGAAGCTCGTGCACGGTAGAAAAGCTGTTCACCATGCGATTTGGGAAGGGCGCATCATCAATGCAGGAACTGCGCGAAATCCTCGCTATGTAGTTGGAGAAAAACAATGATGACACCGCGTGACTTCTATGTGCTCGCCCGCGACGGCGAACGCTCCGAGCTGCTAGACCTGTTTGACGCGCTGGCCGAGAGCCGCAAGGTGCGCGGCGCTTGCGTCGTGCGTGCGAGCGACGGTAAGCGAATGAGCGAGACCGTGCGGGGCCACGTCATGCCACAGCGCCCCGAGGAGAGGTGACCCGTGCCCTACTTGTCCGATCTCGACGTGTGCGTGCAGCTGCTTCGCCCTACGGGCACGCTGCCAGAGCGAGCCACCGATGGCGCCAGCGGCTACGACCTGCGCATGGCCGGATGGCGCTGGCCATGGTCGCAGGAGGTGCAGCACGGGCACCTAATCCTGGACGCAGGCGAGCGAGCGCTAGTGCTCACCGGCCTCGCCATGTCGCTCTCCGAGGGCTGGGAGGCGCAGATCCGTGGGCGCTCTGGCCTCGCACTAAAACACGGGCTACAGGTCGCCTTCGGCACGATCGACAGCGACTATCGAGGCGAGGTGGGCGTGATCGTCTACAACGTCGGCGACCGCATCACGCTTCGGCCTGGCGATCGCATCGCGCAGATGGTGTTCGCTCGCGTGCCTCGTGTGCGACTGCTCGAGGTGCCCGAGCTCACTGGCACCACCAATCGCGGCGCTGGCGGCTTCGGCTCGACGGGGCAGTCATGACGCACAGCACATGTCGTTGCCACGCGTGCGAATACCACGCTCGCAAGTCGCACGACGATGAGATGGCCCGCGAGCGGCAGTGCTGGCACGAGCGCATCGTCGAGGCCCTTCAGCGCGTGCGTCAGCTCGACGCCGACCTGACAGCCGCGCGCGACGACAACAAGCGGCTCGTGGCCGAGCTGCGCGAACTGCGCGAAAGGCTGCCCAGATGATCCAGCTGCATCACGGCGACTGTCTAGACGTGCTCCGCACCATGCCAGACGCCAGCGTCGACGCCATCGTGACCGACCCTCCGTACGGCCTGCGCTTCATGGGGAAGAAGTGGGATTACGACGTGCCCACCGTCGAGGTGTGGGCCGAGTGCCTGCGGGTGCTCAAGCCTGGCGGTCACTTGCTTGCGTTCGCTGGCACCAGGACGCAGCACCGGATGGCGGTGCGGATTGAGGATGCAGGCTTTGAGATCCGCGACATGATCGCCTGGGTCTACGGGTCGGGGTTCCCGAAGTCGATGGATGTCTCGAAGGCGATCGACAAGATGGACGCTGTTGAAGAGCAACGGGCGCGTCGGTTCAGGTTCACCGCATGGGTGCGCAGCACTGGCGTTACCTCGCGGCAGATCGACGAGGCCACGGGCACCAACATGGGCGGCCACTACACGACGGCAGCAAGCCAGCCGGCGATTATGACGCGCGAGCACTTGGAAGCGTGTCGGATGTTCCTTGGAGACATCCCCGAATGGGTCGAGCGCGAGTGCGACATCCGCAGCGTGGAAAGCCGGAACATGGCCGAGCGCGATGTACTCGCAAAAAAAACGAAACGACTAACTGAGCGAAGCACATGGGCAACGCATGTTGACGGCGGGATGTTTCGCGTCGGAGAAAAAACATGGAACATCACCGCCCCTGCCACCTCCGAGGCCAAGCAATGGCAAGGCTGGGGCACCGCGCTGAAGCCCGCCCTGGAGCCGATCACCATGGCCCGCAAGCCGCTGGATGGCGCCGTGGCCGCGAACGTGCTGCAGTGGGGGACTGGGGGGATCAATGTGGACGGGTGCAGAGTGGAAATGGGGAGCGAATACGACCCGAAGAAAATGCAGCGCCAGAAAAAAAGCGAAGGATCGATTGTAGGCGCTTTCGGCGCGGCCTCGTTGATAGGGAAAGAGATCCCTAAGTACAAACCGGGCGGTCGCTGGCCCTCCAATTTGCTGCACGACGGCAGCGAGGAGGTGGTGAGGTTGTTTCCGGGTGCTGGAAAAGAAAGCGCCGCCCGCTTCTTCTACACCGCCAAGGCCGATGCGACAGACCGAAACGATGGGCTCTCACCAGGCGAACGTAACGCACACCCAACGGTCAAGCCGGTTGACCTGATGTGCTACTTGTGCCGACTCGTAACGCCGCCAGGTGGCATCGTGCTCGACCCATTCATGGGCAGTGGCAGCACCGGCAAGGCATGCGTGACTGAGGGGTTCAGCTTCATCGGAATCGAGCGAGACGCCGACAGTTTCGCGACCGCGCAAGCGCGCGTGGTATCGCCGATGCCACTGTTCAAGGATGTGCTGTGATGACCTACGCCGCACGCATTCTCGCCGACAGTCTCGCGCCGAGTGGCGTGCGGCTCACGACGTTCGAGGTGTGCTTCCCGCGCTTTATCCTGGCCGAGTGGAACACCCACCGCATGCTCTCGCGCAACGCTGCGAGTTCGCGCGCGATCCCCGTGCGCAAGCTGCTTGAGCAGGTCGAGACCGAGCCCTTCATCCCCGAGTACTGGGGAGCCAACAGGCCAGGCATGCAGGCCACCGAGGAGCTCCCCGAGCGCGACGCAGCAGACGCCCGCGCGACGTGGCTGCAGGCCCGCGACGCAGCGTGTGACCACGCGCGCGTGCTCATGAGCCTCGGCGCGCACAAGCAGCTCGCCAACAGGCTGCTCGAGCCGTTCACGTGGTGCACCGTCATCGTGTCGTCGACCACGTGGGACAACCTGTTCGCGCTGCGATGCCACGCCGACGCACAGCCAGAGTTCCGCAAAATCGCCTGCATGATGCGCGACGAGCTAGGCATCTCGACGCCACGAGCGCTCGCCATCGGCGACTGGCACTTGCCGCTCGCGCCAGACGTCGACGAGCTGCAGGCCGAGGGCTACACCATCGACGAGCGCGCGCGCATCTCTGCCGCCAGGTGCGCTCGCGTCTCGTACCTTACCCACGACGGCAAGCGCGTGCCTGCCACCGACCTAGAGCTCGCGCGTAGGCTGCTCGAGGCTGGCCACATGAGCCCGTTCGAGCACGTCGCTCAGCCCAGCAGCCAAGAGCACACGCGCAGCGGTAACTTTCACGGCTGGTATCAGTACAGAAAGCGCCTGGAAAACCGCGCTCTGTAACAATCGACATCGGGCGTGTAAAAAAGACTTGCGCGCTGCGCTGGCTGCGCTATTGTCTCTCTTGTCGACACCCCGAGCGGGACGACACAACAAGGAGAGACATCATGAAGCGCGGCGATAAGATTGTGGTTTGCGGCGTCAACGGTCGATATGTGGGCACCAGGGCCGGAGTGCAGTGGATCTGCTACGATGGCCAAGACTACGAGGCAATGTGCGCTGCGTTTGACGCGCGCTAGGCCGAAACCCCGCAAGGGGTCGCACCGTCAAGCGGTGCATGACGAGGCCAGCGACCACGGACACCCCACAGAGGGACCGCGACAACCAGGAGACAATGACCATGATCATCAGCGTTCGAGCAAATCAACTGCGAGTCGGCGACAAGCTCGTCGCCATCGAGTACGTGTATAACGAGAAGATCACCAAGCTCACCACGCTGCCCAACGGCAGCGTCGAGATCACCATGGGCCGCGGGCGCGTGCGCACCGTCGCCTCCAGCACCGAGTGCGAGGTGTCGCGATGAGCGCCGCCGCCCTGCAACCCAGCGACCAGCTGTGGGCCGAGATGCGCCGCGCCGGTCAGCTGTTCTTCAGCGTCGGCTACCCCTATCACAGCACCTACCTCGCGCAGCCCGAGCGCGCTGGATTCGTTCTCTACCGAAACGAGTGGGGACAGGTGCTCATGAGCATCGTGGGCCCCTCGAGGGGCAAGCGGCAGTGGCAAAAGACGGTGGTCGAGGGCTGGCGCCAGGCCCTTGAGACCATCCCAGCCGACCTGTTCGCGTGGGGCCCGCTCTTGCGCGACTTCGGCGACTACGGCACCACCATGGCCTTGCACAAGCTCGGGCGCATCAGCGCGTGCGATACGCGCGTGGCCATCGCGGAGATGACGCGGGCTTGACAACACCTCTCACGCGAGATACATCACGACCACGCCGACACCCCACGAGGGACGGCCACAACGGAGACACCATGATCATCAACTGGTATCAGGCAGGCGTAAGCAAAGAGGCGTGGAAGGGCAGCCCTAACGACGTGGCCTTTGCGGGCCATCTCGACGCAAACCCGCAGCTGGTGTTTTGGCCCACGTGGCCAGAGCGCATTCGCGAGCTCGGAGCCGTGCGAGTGATTGATTGCGAGCGCATGCACGCAATCGCCCGCAACTGGACGGCGGCGCAGCAGCCCTCGGTCCGGCCTATGTCGGACCAGCAGTCGAGCCGCTACGACTTCAGCGGATGGGCGCTGTCTCGCCTCATCGCGTCCGAGCTGTGTGCCATCGAAGCCATCGAGAAGCGCGACGGCGAAGAGGCCGCGCTGCTCATCGAGGCTGCTCAGTCCTCGTCGATGACCATCGAGCCCAACTCATGGGCTCACCAGTCGGCGCACACGGCCATGGCATGGCAGTACGATGGCCCGCACGAGTGCGTGAAGCTCATGCTGGCTCGACGCGGCTACAGGGTGTGCTCGGCCAGCGAGCACTCGGTCGAATACCCCGACAGGCGAGGCCAGACGTGGCTCGAGTCACGCCAGTCTCCGCGAACGGACTGGCTCGCGGAGGCCAAGGCCTTCTGGCTGACGAAGCGAGGTGCGCTGTGACCACCTCAGTCCGCGTACGCTGGCGCAAGAGCGGCACGGTGGCCGCTTTCACGTCGCCCGGCGACCCCTGGTGGTCGCTCGAGCGAGACTGGCACGTGCGCGCGCACCTGGCTGGGTGCGTCGCCATCCTCGACTATCAGGCCATGGCCGCGGCGGGCGACATGCCAGGCGCGACCTACAGCGGCGACACCATCACGTTTACCGGCGAGGCCTTGGCTGCGCTCCGCGCCTCGGAGCTGGCCGCCGTTGAGCGCCTCGAGCAGCAGGGCATGGCCGACGCCTCGGCGCTGTTCGAGATCGCCAAGGCGAACGACTGGGCGCTCCCAGCCGAAGCCGCGATCAAGAGCGCCAAATACGACGGCGAGACGAGCGTAAGGCTGCGGCTCTACGTGCTCAGCCGCGACGCGGCGTGGCACCAGGTCCACGACGCTCTCGGCCTGTGTGTCCAGCGGTTGGGGTACCAGATCGGATGGCGCGACAGCTTCATGCCGTGCGCGACCGCACAGCTCGTGCCCCTCGAGGGACCGCGCGTTGACTGGCTCGAGGAGAGCCGAGCCTACTGGCAAGGAGTGGAGCTATGACCATCTCACGCAAAGCACTGGCTTCCATCCGCGCAGCAATGCGCCAGATCGGCGCCGCCATCCGAGACGAGGTACAGCGGGAGCGCTCCACGCTCATCGGCGCCGAGTACGTGCGTGGCGGCTGCGATGGCGTATGGCGCGTCGCGCTCGACACGGGCAACACCGTGCAGCTGAGGTGCGGCGACCGCTACGCGTTCGTGGCGCGCTCTGAGCTCGACGGACCGCTGTGGACTCGCCTTGACCGCGTCCACGGCACCACGACCACGCAGGGCGATGCGTGACCACCGACTTCGATGTGCGGCTGCTTGAGCTGGTCGAGCAGCTGCGCGCGGGAGAAACCACCATGCGACGAGAGTACAACCACGGCCCGCTCGGCCTGCTACCGAGCACTGGCAAGCAAACAATCAACATCCGCTACAGCCTGCCCGTGGAGCTCGTGGACTGGGTTCGCTCGGAGTCGCAGGCGCTAGGCATCAGCGCAAGCGAGTTCGTCGAGGCGCAGCTCGACACCGCGCGCGACAACTGGGACGATATCCACAGCGACGACGACTAGTCAAGCGCAAACGGACGTTGCAAAAAAAAACGCACCTACTTACCATGGGTGCGTTTTTTACTTGCGCATCTCAACCGATGCGCTATTGTCTCTCTCGTCGACACCCCGAGCGGGACGACAACAACCAAGGAGCCGACACCATGAAGAATGCAGCCGCCGCCGCCATCGCCCGTAAGATGCTCAAGATCGACATCGACGCCTGGAAGCGTGAGGGATTCCACGGCAAGATGAGCACCGACTGCGAGTGGGCCGATCGAACCATCTGCGAGCTCGTGGGCCGCAAGATGCGCGAGCAGAGCCTGAGCGACGTGCGCCGCGCCTACGAGAGCATCATGCGCTCGATGGCTTGACTTCAGCAGCCGCTAAGCTACTATCTCACCAACGGACACCCCGAGCGGGACCGCGACAACCAGGAGACCGACCATGGACAAGCTCAGCATCCGCAACCACGTGTACGCCAGCTTCAGCTACGCTCACAAGCCGAGCAAGAGCATCACGCCCTGGGAGCAGCGCCTCGCGCCCAATACTGGCAGCACGTACTGCGACGAACCGCGCGACGCGGTCATCTCGACCACCGTCGTCATCGACAACCCAGTCACCGGCTACGGGGTCGAGTACGAGGTGCTAGTGTGCGCCGACTACGAGCCCGCCCAGCGTGGTGGCTGGGATGATCCCTCATGGGAGGCCCACTGGCACTCGCCCGAGGCGTGGTACTACCGCCCTGGCCGCGGCTGGAAGCGCCTCGAGCTCGACAAGCGCGCCGAGGCGCAGCTCATCGCCGAGCTCGACCGCGAGGCCGAGTACCGGCGCAACTACCGCGACTGAGCCGTCCCCCCAAGAAGCACGAAGCGCCCAGGTCATGCCTGGGCGTTGTCGTTTTGTGCAACGCGTGGCTAATCTTGCTTCTTATTCACCCAGTAGTTTCTTGGCATGCGGTTTCTTGCTTGCTCCAAAACAGTCGCCCACCTGACATTTCCTGGCTCGTAATGCCCAATCGGATTGATGCGATCCACGGAGCAGCCCTTAGGTCTTGGTCCAAGCTCCTGAAAGAACTGTTCAAAAGACTCAAAACGAAACTCCACGTTTTTGTATGCAGGGTGATGCTTCTCACCCATTTTCACGCGTCGTTTCGCCCTCTCGTAAGACTTTGCCGCGTCTAGTTTTTGTGCATCATTCTTAACGCCAGTGCCTTTGCGAGGATGCGGCTTGTTGGCAAATCTAGTGCGATTGCGACATGGCTTGCAGAATAACTCTTTGTTGAGTCGTTGCGCTTTTCGCACAACATCTCCCCTAGCAAGCCTTTCGACTCCACAGTGAGTGCACTTGGTTACGACCAGCAAATTACCGTTTGGCATGGTCAAGTGGTAATCACGTCACCACTTAGATCAACTCCATTTTACGACCGAGGCCCAGTAGGCTGCGCTCATCTTGCCCTTGGCGATGTTCTTGGCGTGGCGCGCCATGAACGACTTGCGCCGCGCCTTCGCTGCCTCGCTCTCGCCCTCTCGAGGTGGCGAGCCCTTGGTGCCCTGCTCGCCGAATCTGATGAGCTTGATCACGTCGCCCTCTTTGGCCAACACGGCGTGGCTTTTGGTCGGGTGATTGGGCGTGCGCTTAGGCTTGTTGTAGCCCTCGAACCTCTCGCCTCGGTACTCAAGTGCCATGATGCCTCCTCACTTTGCCTTGACGAGTACGACGGTCATGGAGTAGTCGACGTGCGCCGCGTTGTGCTTGGTCGTGCCGCCGCGCTGCACGATGCTGCCAGGGTCACGCGAGCGCAGGTAGAAGCCGAAGATGGCCGTGCGGCCCACGGGCGCCTGCACCCAGTGCTTGCCGATGGTCCACGGCATCTGTCCCTCCTCGAGCTGCGCGAGCTTGAGCGCGACGCACACATCGTGCTTGCGTGCCCACTCAGGGCTCGACATGCGGTGGTCGGGCGGTTGCGCGCACATGGACACGATGCGCACCTGCGGGTCGCGCGCGATGGCCTCGCACTCTGCCGCCGTGGGCAGCCTAGCGCCGAGCTCCGCCGCCACCTCACGCGCACGGCGCTCCGAGGCACGCGCCCACACGATGCCATGCTCGGCCTCAGGCCCGGTGGTGCGTAGCGGCTCGCGCGTCACGAGCAGACCACGCAGCGCCGCGAGCTCGACCCACTCAGGCGCACCGAAGTGCTCCAGCGCCGTCTCGTAGCGCCCGACGTTTGGCAGGCTCACGACAGCCTCAGCGCGCCGTCAGCCGTCACGGCCAAGGGCACAAGCTGCCCCGAGCTGGTGCGGCCATACACGAGCACGCCAGGGCCGTTTGCGAGCGTCACCGTGGGCGTGCCTGCGTCAGCGATAGATAGCTCGCCCGTAGCCGTCACGCGAAGCGCGACTTGCGGTCCAGTAGAGGTGCGACCGAAGGAGGGGAGCATTATAGCCAGGTCTCCACCAGCAGGTTGCTGCAAAACATCGTGCGTGATGTTGCATCGTTCAAATTGGCAAACTGGAACTCGAAACCGTATCCGCTCATGTCTACGTTTTGCCAAAAACCAGAGCCGATCGCCCTCGACCGACCGCTCGCCAACGTGCGCAAACTCGAATAAGACGGAAAGCCGGATGCGGACGTACCGATATGGGTAGTCATCATCCCGGCTGTTTGCTCCAGCACAAGCACATTGTAGTTAGACACAGGATTTGGAAACACTATAGAATATGTGCCATCTGGAGCGTTGCTGCTGTAAAAGTTATATGTGTTCTGTCTGAAGTTCTCTGCTAGCGCGTTGTTTGCACCAGGTGAAGTCTCGACGTACATTCCTGTGTACAGATTTGCGGTTGACGCAAGCGGCGTATAGTTAGCCCACCGCATCCAGATTCGGTATCCATGACCGAAAAATGCATTTCTGTTGAAGCCAGTAAAAAGTGAAAAGATTCGGCTCCTCGCGCCGTTGGATGCCGTAGTCAATCCGAGTCCGCTTCCGTTGACGATTGCGGCGCTAGCAGTTCCTGCAAACGACGGCGTAAACGTCAGCGAGCGAGACGACTGATCCGTGATGACCGTCGATCCTGTGATGGACTGATTCGCCAGCAACGTGAAGTCGCAGTCAAAAGCAGTCGTTACGACAGCCGTCAGCGTGCCAGCCGACAGCGACAGCCCTGAGCCCACGGTAACCGCCGTGCCGCTGCCCGAGGTCAGCTGCGAGCTGGTGCCAGGCCACGAGGTGCTACCGCCGCTCGTCTGCACGATGCCGCTGCCGTCCACGAGGAGCGGCACCTGGTTTCCATTCGCGTCTCGGCCATAGAGTAGTGTCATGGTCTCGGCTCCTCAGTCGTTGTAGGTCTCGCGCTTCGACAGGTCGTCATCATCGCCCACGAAGCGCATGCGCGGGCGCTCGTGGGGCTCAGGCTGTGCGAGCATGGTGCGCACCCAGTCGAGCAGCGGCTCTACGCCACGCGCAAGCGCAGCGGCACGCAGCTCGGACTGCGCAGCCCGCGAGAGCATCACTTGCCGCCGCTCAGCGCGTCGTTGCGCGCGTCGTGCATGGCCCTGCTCGCATCGGGTGCGGCCACCTTGCGCAGCTCGAGCTGCTGGCTCTGCAGCGCGGCCACGATGGCCTCGACCGCGACGCCCAGGGCCTTCGCAAACGCCTCAATCAACGATGCATCCATCTCCTGCTCCTCTTCGATCTCAACCCAGCCAGCGGCCTCACTCGTGCGCAAGATGCTCAGCACTCGAGCCCGCACATCGCCAGCCGTGATGCGCCCGTCTCGGTTGCCGTCGAGCCCACTGTTTTGCGCGTAGACTCGACCGCGCGAAAACGTAGCGCCTGGCACGAGCTCGGTGGAGTCCTTCTGGCCGATGAGGAACGAGTCAGGCTTGCCTACGCCAGCGGGCCAAAAGACTTGCAGATACGCATCACCAGGCATGCGCCACTTGGGCATGCGCGCGAGGTATGCCTTGACGTAGTCGAGCTGCTCCACCGCGCTCATGGCCGCGAGTTGATCGGTGGTGGTGCCAAGCATCTTGGCCGTGCTGGGCATGAACTGAATCAAGCCAGTAGCGCCGCCGCTCGGATTGCGCACGCTGGACGACCACGTCCACGACGACTCGAACCCCATGAGCGACGCGAGCTCGCCCGGTGGGATGCCCACGTCGATCGCAACCTGGTACAGCTTGCGTCGAAACTCGGGCGTCGTGCGCTCGACGAGGTTTTTTACCTTCGGAAGCCGCCTGATCGTCACTGCACCACCTCCTCTCGTCGAGCCACCGTACCGCATGCGATGCACACCGTAACGCCATCGCCTAGGTCGATGGTGTCTGAATGATACACCTTGCGCGCGTCCCATGTCTCGCGGAACGCATCACCAACGATGCAGATGGCCTCGTCGCTCGACGTCGCACCCTGCGGCGCGTAGAGCACGTGCATGCGATACGGGAGGCCGATGTGCTCGTAGTACGAGGCGTGCGAGCTCACGTTGATCACGGTTTCTTCGGGCTCCACGCTTCGACGGTGTGCCATCTGTCCCAGCGTGCGGCGGCGCCGCGGAGCCCTGTAGCGCATGTCCCTCGCATGTACGCGCTAAGCCTGTCGCGCGCCTCTAGTTTGCGGCACATCGAAAGAGAGCCCACGGCCAGCGCCAACGCCTTGCGCGCTGCGAGCTTGCGATCGGCCTGCAGCATGGCACCCGTCACGCGCGAGCCATCGGCCTTCGTGTACGCCTTGAGCTGCCACACCGAGAACGACGTGCCACCATCGCAGCGCGACCACCACCCACCGCCTGGCTTGCCTCGGTAGCAAGGCCCCACGTCCACATCTTGTGAGAGCGCGCTCTCCTCGAGCGCCAGCGCCAGCAGCAGCGCGGCCTCGCTTTTGTCACTGAGCCCCGTGCCGCTTGCGTCGAGTGCCGCGGCCTCGATGGCCTCCGCGATGGCCTGATAGCGCGCACGCGCCTCGGCCTCTGTCTCGGTCCAGCCAGGAAACTTGCGAGCGCCAGACGGTGGCGCAAACGCCATCATCGCAGCGACTAGCCACGTTACCAGAGCGCTCACTTGCGCCCCTGCATGGCCTTGACGCTCTCGGCCAAGCTCTCGCCAGCCTTGGCTGCCTGCACGCCGATACCGAGCAGCGTGGCCGCGTCGGGAGCCTTGCCCTTCTCTGCAGCCTGCGCCGCGATGATGGCAGCGATGGCCGCGATGTGCGCCGCTCTCGCGCTATCGTACGCCGTGGCGAGCGGTAGGCACAGCTCGTCGAGCCTGCTTACCGCTGCAAGCCGCTTGGCCTCGTCCATCGTCGCCGCGTGGTCAGCGATGGCACGATATGGCCGCGTGCACCGCTCCTCAACGATGGGCGCCGTGGCGTCGAGCATGTCACCGAGGCCGTTACTGCTCGCGATGGCAACGTTGAGCGCGCTCACGCAGCCAGAGCACCACGTCGAGATGATGAGCAGCACCAGGGCCGCGATGGTAAATGTCCGTTCGGGGTGTCTCATGGCGTCTCTCCCTTCTTGGTCTTGCGCATGCGCTCGAGCGCCGCAGGCGCATCCGTCGTGAGTAGAGCTCGCAGCGCGCCCACTAGCTTTGCCTCTCGCTTGTAGCCGCGTTGCTCTAGCATGCCTTCGAGCTGGTGGAGCAACACCGAGAGCAGCGACAAGCCCGCGACGATCGCCACCACGAGAAGCACGTCGGGCAGCTCGGAAAGACTCACCGCCGCGGCCCTTTCATGGCGGCAACGATGCCCACTACCATGGTGGCGATGACCACGCCGACCTCGCGCGCCATGGGCGATAGGTCGGTCATGCTGCCGAGCAGCGACTGAGCCAAGAGAAACGTGCCGCTCGAGCTCGTCACGATCCAAGTGCGATCGACCGTTGGGAGCTTGCTCTTGATCTCGGCGATGTCTGCCTCGATGCGCGCAAACCTGTCCTTGTTGCCGCGGCTCTCCTCGATGAGCCTGCGCAAGGCCGCGGCCGAGGCGATGGGGTCGCTCGAGATGACGTCGGCGTCGTCGTCAGCCGGTGGCGATGGCGGGACCGAAAGCGTGGGCGTGGATGCGCTAGCGCCGTTCATAGTGGAAGCTCCCATGGTCAGATGGCTCCGATGTTGCCCACGATCTGGGCATCCCACTCGTAGGTTTGTCCTGCGACTCCAAGCACCTCGAGGATGATGTCGTTCCCGCTCACAGACCAACGCCAGTTGGTGGACGGATCGTCCTCATGGCTAAAATCTGTCTGGGTGCTGGAAACGACAGGGGCCGCGCTACCAGTGCGCTTGCACGCTGCATAGGTGTACACCACGGCGACGTTGCCCTCGACGTCCGTGCGTTTTGCCACAAGATATGCCGTCAGCATTGCGACCGAAGAAACAGGCATCGGGATAGTTGCGCACGTCGTAAACGTGGCGTTCGTGGTCTGCACTCGCCCATGTTGGTGATAGTAGTGCTTCGTGGTCAGACCACCCGATGTGCCGATGGCGCCAAGGTCACTCATCACGCCGTTTGCCGAACGCATCGACATGGCGTGATTACCGCTGAATATCAACTGTCCGCTCACGGGATTGGCCGTGGGTGCGGTGGCGTAGTCGGCGATGTATACCACGCGGTCACCGGTGCCCGCAGGAAGCTCCGTCGCCGTTACCGCAGCCCCGAGCCCGAGCACGACCGCTCTGCGCCCCGTGGCGACCTCCGCGACCTCGACCATGGGCTCTGCGCTGGTCTCGTCGAGCGAGAGCCGCACGCCGCCCTTGCGGCCCGTGCCGTGCGGCGAGCCCCCCGCAAGCGCAAGCGTGCCGCCGTTGCCGTTGCCTCCCAGCGAAGTCTGCGCCGCTATGGTCAGCGTTGCGCCGTTGCCGGTGGTCTTGTCCTCCTGATTGATAAGCGGAGTTGCTAACGTTTCGGCAATAGCGATCGTGCCGCCGCTGGTCGGGCCTTGAATATAAATATATGGACCGCCGCTAAGCCCAAGGCTGACGAAGTTGGTGCTATCAAGCACCAGATCGGCACCCGATGTAATCGTGATATCGCTCGATGCCGTAACGGCGACAGTGTTGCCGTCCACTGCGGTCGGATAGCTTGACGTGCCAAGCTCCACCACGTCTTGAGTTGCGGCACCGAACGCGAGCACCGTTGCATCTGCCGCGTCGGCAAAGTCTCGCGCCTGCACCGTGAACGCCTGCGGCAAACGCACCTCGCCAGCTGTGGCGATAGGGTTTCCGCCTTGCGTGACTGCCAGATGCGACAGAGCCGTCGCGCTGTTGAGCTGCGTGCCCGAGACGTCGGCAGTTGCGCTCAGCACACCCGAGCCGTTGGTGATTACCACGCGGTCAGCCGTAAGCGAGCTCGGCAGGATGGCGTCGACCTTGGCCTTGTCTGCCGCCGACATGCTGCCAGCAGCCACGGAGCTTGCCGCGGTGATGGCGATGTTTGGCGATGCGCCGCCGCTCGATGTGATGGGAGCGCTAGCCGTCACGGTCGAGACGCCGCCAGACGCCACGTTGCGCACGGCGCTGTTGACGATACCCGTCCAACCAAACGCAGCCGAGCTCTCCGCGTTTTCGCCCACGCACGCCACCTCGAGGCCGGTGCCAGTGGCAGGCACCCACCACTTGCGCGTGGTGCTGTAGCTCGTGTCGAGCTGCCCGAGTCCGTTGATGCCGCCGTTGATGGTGCACCGAAGGATTGCCGCCGTGCCAGCTGCGCCCGCCGTGATGGTTGCGACGCTGCCCAGCGTGCCGCTCGTGGCGATGGTGTACGTGCCGCTCGTCTCGTCGGTACCGACGATGCTCCACGAGACCGACGACACGCCCGTGAGCGACGTCAGCGTGGCGACGACGGAGCCTCCCGCGGTGGCCTGGTACTTGTTGACGCTGCCGGTGAATGTAAACGCAGGTGACGGCATGATATTACCTCAGGCCCAGGAGTCCTCGATTGCCCCGAGCACCTGCAAGGTGGTCGGGCTCCACGTGATGGGCAGCCATTGCGACCCAGTCCACATGAGGTGCAGATATGCCCACTTTTCGCCTTGAAACACGACCGCTGTGGCGCCGAAGTTCAACGTGCACGTGTGGTTGCTCGGCGCGGTGTTGGTCATGTTCACGCTTGCCCGGACGATGCGCAGCACGTGTCCGGTCTTTGGCACGGGCGACGTGCCGAGGATGGTGTAGGCGCGATTGCCGGTCAGTGTGACAGGGATCATCAGCACATCGCGCGTCGCGCCCTGCACAGTCTGGTCGGCATCGTTGAGCGTAAGCAAGCGAAGGCCGATGCCTGCGTTATTGCCGCTCAGCACCACCTGACCCGTTACCGTTTCGGTGCCGCTGACGTTGAGCGCGCCTGCTACCGCAAGCGTGTTCGATGCGCCGATGGTGACGCCAGCGCTACCCGCGAGTGTCAACGCGCCGCTCGGGCTGTAGGTGCCGCCTGCGTTGCCATCGATCGCGCGTGACTGGTTGAGATCAATCTGGTTGATCTGTGCAGCCGTGATGGTGTCGACGTTGTCGGTCCATCCCGTTGGCTTTGCTCGTGAAAACGTCATCGCATCACCTCACGACCACGAATCTTCAATCGCCAGCGCCAGGTCAATCGTGGTGGGCGACCACTCTACGGGATACCATGCCGAGCCGTCCCACATGATGGTCCAAAACGCGAACCTAATTTCAAGAAAATCGGTGTTCACCGCGCCACCAAAGTCAATAGTGGCTCTATGCAGGGTCGGCTGAGTGCCAGCGATATCGCGAACAGTGCGTACGATCTTGAGCATGTGCCCAATCACTGGCACCGGAGACGTTGCCAGCACCGTATAGGTGCGATTTCCTGTCAATATGTATGGAATGTGGAACACGTCCACGCGACCACCTTGAAACGCAAGGTCAGAGTCTGGAGCCGTCAAGATGCGCTGCGACAGCTGACCGTTGCCTGACAGAATCAAGCCGCCCGTCTGCGTTTGCGTGCCAGACATCGCCAGCGTGCCGTTTACTCGAATGTTGTTCGATGTTGTTATGTTGACGCCAGCTGAGCCGCCGATCGTCAACGCTCCGTTCGGCAGATACGAACCACCAGCCGAGCCGTCGAGCGCGCGCGAGATGTTGACGTCGATCTGGTTGAGCTGCGGCGCCGTGATTGGGTCCACGGCATCTGTCCAGCCAGCAGGTAGTGCGCGCGTGAACGTCATACAAACGTGCTCCCAACGATGCCAACGCCAGCGATAAACGAAGAGCCCACGCCGATGCGGTAGGACATCCAAGCTGGGATCATGCCGTCGATGAGCTCCGCGGCTCGGGCCTTCTGCTGCAAAAACTCGGTATCTGTCAGCGCGCCTTGTTGCACTTGCACGCCTACGATGGCGCGGTTGCTCGTCCACTCGAACCCAGGCGGCCCTGGATTGATCCCAGGCCAGTACACGACCTCGCCAGCCACTGGCACAAACACCAGCTGCACGAAGCTCGCGCCTAGCAGCTCCTCGAGCGCCGCGCTCATGTCGCCTACGGTCACGCCGATGAGCCCACGCAGACGCGACGCTACGCGAGCTCTGCGCACCTGCACGCCATCGCTCGAGCTGGGGCGAGTTCGGCACGCCGTTTCCCACGAGGTGAGCGTCTCGAGCATGCGCGCAGGGATGATCGAGCACCGCGCGCGCCCAGCTGCTACCCATGCGACCGTGATGCCGAGCGCCTGCGCTAGCGCCTCGGGGTAGACCTCGGAGTCGGTGGTCACGTCGAGATACGGCGTGAGCGCGTCAAGCAACGCCTCGTGCTCGAGCTCGACGGTGTGTTTCTGCCCGCCCCAACGGCGAGGAAACGGAGAGCGGCCCCACCTAGCCATGCGTCACCAGGCCACCACGCCGACCTTGGTGCCGACGGTGTAGTCTACCAGGGTGCCTGCCATGTCGAACGTGTAGACCGTCGCCACGGCGCCGGAAACGGTGCATTGCACCACGCCTGGCACCGTGCCGCTCTCGACGGTGCCCAGCGCCTTGAATAGCGAGAACGTTTCAGTGATGTTGAGCCCGTCGAGGTAGCTCGTCGCAAACGTCGCCGTGTACGTTCCCGTGCCGGTGCGCACGACCACAGGCTTCGTGCTGGCTCCGAGTCCGTATTGCTGGCGGCAGTTGACGTTGGCCGCCGAGACTGTGCCAGAGGCCACGCACAGGAAGTCAAAAACGGCCTTTGGGCTCGTGCGCGTGCCCTGCGCGGTGTCCTCCGCGTGCCGGTTGTAGTCGTCGGCTGGCTGCTCGTTGACAGGGTTTTCAACGGGCAACGCGTCCTGATATGGCGCGCCGTACGTGGTGAGGTCTCGCGGTAGCGTCATGGCGTCACGTCGTGGGCCGCAGCGCGGCGTGGGCTAGGGTGATGATCTCGGGTGGCTGGCTCGTCGTCGCTGGCACCACGGGGCTTGTGCGCGGCGTGCTGGTGCCCTCATCTACTCGAGCAAGCCACGACACGTCCTCAATCTCGTCGAAGTTGCCGTCGAGGTCGCTGAGCACCTGCGAGCTCAGGTTGGCAGGGTTAGCCACGTCGATTGCTGGCTGCCTGCGACCACGAGGCAGGATGTCGGTGCTCGTCGTTTTCTCGCCAGGGCCAAGCGCGCGGATGCTCTGCGCGATGCGTAGGCCGTAGTCGAGCATGCGCGTCGCATCGGGCGACACGTAACTGTTGAGCGGCGATACGACAAACCCGCCGTTCACCTGGATCTGCCACGCCGATGCGCTGCCGGCCACGTTGGTGACGACGTACTGACGGAAGCCACCGAACGCGCCTGTGATGCCGTTGATCGTGACCACCTTGGTCGCATCCCAGATCGCGATGTGCTGACCCACAACTGGAGCAATCACGGTGCGCACGTAGGCCGTCGAGCCGATGAGACCGATGACCTTGCCGTCGTCACCACCCATGATGAACGTGCCTCGAGGCCACGGCGAAGCGTCAAGCCAACCTCCACCGCTACCACCTGCAGTGATGGCGTATGGAAGGCTTATGCCGATCAGCACGTCGACGCGCCGAGGCGTGACGGTCGTCACGTTGACCGACTCGTGCCCAGGCAGCTGCGAGGTGATGTAGCTCGCAACGCTCGAGACGTACTGCGCGTCGACGGTGCGGTTTGCCGCCGTGCTCGTGAGCGCCACGTCCACGCTAGCGGGACCTCGCACTGCAGCGTAGACGTACGCCTTCTCGACGGCTGCTGTGGTGGTCTCGGCCCAGGCCTTGACCTGCGCGACGTTGCCACCGCCCTGCGGAAACGACAGCCGGTCAAAGAGGCGCTGACGTAGCACCTCCTCGGAGTCCGCATCGCTGCCGCCAGTCAGCCCACCGCTCACCGTGCACGTGGGTAGCAAGAACCCGATCGACGCGCTGTCCCACGTGCACGCCACGCCCGCACTAAGGTTGCTCGAGGCGCCACCCTCCTGCGCGATGACAGGCACGAGCGCGCCGTTGGCCACCGCCACGCTGGTGCCGGTGGTCTGGTACTTGATGCCGCTCGGGCTCGTTAGCACGTAGCCGGCGGGGATAGTCACTGTGCCCGACGACACTTGGATCGCCACGTTACCTGCCGCGGGGCTCGCCTCGCGCCTGGTGACGCCGTAGACGCTCGCCAGGTCCTCGAGATATTGGCCAGTGGCCTCGGTCGGCGAAAGCTGCGCGATGGTGGCCTGCAGGTTGGCGAACGCGATGCTTGCGCGCTTGGCGAGCGCATCGTGGCGGATGTAGTGGTCGCTCCCAGGGAGCACGTTGGCCGAGATGCCACGGCGCGCAAAGCCCAGCACCACGGTGCGCAGGAGCGCCGCGCGCAGCTCGGACGGTGTCGGGTAGTTGGCTTGGTCGACCTCGGGAAGCGCCATGGTCACTCACTCAGGGCCGCAAGGGCCGTCTGTTTAGTGCGAGTCTTTAGGTTGGTGAACGTCACGCGCGCTGCGAGCTGGCCCGCACGCTCTGAGACCACGTCGATGGTGTCGAGCGTGATGGAGCGCTCGACATTGATCATGTCGCTCAACGCTGCGATGACGGCCTCGCGGATGCTCGCTATGGCCCGCGGCGTGATCTTCGGCGGCACTCGCACGGCGCCGCTCACGAGCAGCACCACGCGCTGACCTGTGTCGTCCATGCCCTCGAATCCGCCCTGCGCGTTGCCCACGTAGCGCTGCGTCACGAAGTCGATGCGCCTCGAGCTGGTCAGCGTCGTCGGCGGCTTTGCGTTGACCGCTTCGGGCACCGCGTACCCTGCCGTGACCACGCCGAACGGGCCCACGCCCATGGCCGAGGAGATGCTCATGGCAGCGCGTAGACCCTCGTCGAGGGCACCGTGCCAGGCCCCGACTGGATAGCGACAGGCAGCAGCGCGCCCGAAGGCGCGCCCGCAGTCACCTCGAACACAGGCACCCCGCCGAACGTCACGGTGACGTTGCCGCTAGGTGCGATGGTCAGCTCGGTGGCGCCCACGGCTGCAGTGATACCAGAGCTCGCGCTCACTGTCGCGGTCGAGCTGCCTGCTGTCACCGTTGTTGAGTCGCCGACGATCTGAACGCTCGTGGCCTGCGCGTTCTCGAGCATGATGGTGTCGTTGGGCCCGTCGAGCCGCACCTGCACCGGGTTGCCCGCGTTCTCGGTGTAGAGCTCGACCACCTCGCTCTGCTTGACGATGCGGATACGCGGCGCGCCGTCCGTGACGATGGCCCGGTCGCCAGGAGCAAGCGCACCAGCTCGCGTTGCGATGCGATTGTCGCGGCACGCGAACACGCGCTTCATGTTGCCGTCGACCAGGTACAGCGCTCGACATGCCGAGCCATGCGACGCCGCGTTGGGCACGGCGATGTACCCATCGGGGCCCCAAATCGCTGCATCTGCGCCCCAGCCGTCCCCATCGATGCTGTCACCGATTGTGACGTAGACCTCGCCGGACGATACCTGCGAGCCGAGCACATCCGAGATGTCGGTGAGGTAGTCTGCGTTGCGCGGCATGTTAGGCCCCCACCTGGAGCGCCGACCAGATGTCGATCCACTGGATGGCGAAGTCGGAAGGTCGCTGGATGTAGAAGTGCAGGTATTTGCACACCGTGTCGAGCTTGGCCTGGCTGTCAATCGGGTCTTGCCCGGATGGCCCCACGATGCTCCCAAACTGGGCGATGCCCGCGGCGCTCACCGAGATCTCCCACCCCCCGATGCTGGCGGGATCTTCGATGAGCGTGAACAGCGGCGACGAGCTCTCGCGACGCTGCGAGAGATACGCTCGGTATGCAGGCGGTCCGGCTACGTTGCCCGAGATGTAAAACACCAACGGAAACGAGAACGGCACGGTCGGCGCGCGCGTGGGCAGGTTGGTGAATCCTGCATCGAAGCCGTTGGCTCGCACGAGACTCGACGGATACACCTCGTATCCATCGTTGCCGATGGCCTTGCTCTGCGAGAACGCGTAGCGAAAGTCGCTGTAGCTGCTCAGGATCGTCATGGCTGCCTCACTGCGGGAGCTCTCCTAGCACGAGCGCTCCGATGGGGATGAGCTTGAGACGCGTGCGCTGACCTGCCGTGCGGTCCTGCGATAGCTCGCGCTCAAGAATCCACATCGGCTCGTTGATCCCAAACGCGTCGCACACCACCTGAGCCACCGTATCGACCTGCCACACCGCGCCGGTTGCCGAGACGATGCCAGGCACTTCGCACATAAACTGATATGCGTTGATCGCTGGCAGACTGAGCGCAAGTGTCGCAAGGTTTTTGCTTCGCTGAATGTCGCGCGCGGTCTTGTCCTTGATGATGCGAGGCTTGTACAGTTGCTGCGTGGACGAATACGCGCTGCGAGCTGGAAGGACGCTCGCAGGCACGGTAACGTCGGGCTCTGCGACAGTCTGCACGGCTTGTTGTTCTGCTCGAGTGCCGCGCACGCGCACCTCGGAGAACTGACCATCATTCGTTGAGTTGTCGCTGCACGTGAGCATCACGTCCGCATCTGTCGGGTACCGCCCGTTGAAGCTTTGCGCGACCGTGTAGAGCGGAGCTTGCGCGTAGTCAGGCGCGCAAACGAGAAGCTTTGCGTCGTAGCTCTGCCGCAGCACCACGCCGAGCCGGTTGACGATGCGCGCGCAAAACGCATAGGCCGTCTCGCCCTCTTGCGCTTGGCAATCTTGATGCTTGAGCGCAGCGACTGGCACGCCAGTGCCTCGACCGGAAACAGGTTTTCCGCTGGCAGCATACACGCTCGCGCTGTTGTCGCCGATGACCGTGCTGAAGCCAAACGGAGCCATCACCTGGAGAATCAGATCGGCGACAGGCACATCGGTTTTTGCGCTAAAGGTCAAGCGAGGATTGACGCTGGCCTCGTACGCAGCATGCAGCAAGGTCTTCGCTGTGCATGCGAACACCGCGCCGTTTTGCCTCGTCAACGTGCGCCGCACGCCCGAGATGATGTATACGCCTTGGATGGCGCCATTGACATAGATCAACACCAGCTGACCCTTGACGAGAAGCTGGTTGATTCGAGGCAACGTGTCTCGCGTCGGGATTGTCTCAAACACCAGATCGCCCACTGGATCGGTGAACGTCTCGCGCATGGAAAACGACGTCCACGAATCGATAACGATCTGCTGATCCTCAAACGCGCGCATCTCGACGACAACGCGCTGCCCGCTGTAGGTTTGCGTGGCCATCAGCCGTAGAACGCGAGCGACGTGCCCGCCTTGATGATGGGTCCAGTGACGAGGCCCGCGTTGAGGCCAAGCGCATCCTCGAACGTATTGCCGTAGAGCTTCGCGAACGCGTCAAGCGAGATGTCGTTGGGCAAGGTGATTTGCTGGACGTTGCGGTAGTTCTGCGAGGCGCCTGTGGCAGCCTGCGCGCGCAAGCCCATCGTCAAGCACTCGGACAGCCACTCGACCGGCACGTCGCGCAACAAGTCCCTGACCGCCACCTGGAGCGAGACGGTGTCGGCGTAGCCAGCGATGCGCTCTGCCTCACGCGAGTAGTCCAGGCTCTGCGTTGGCAGCGTGCCTAGGTTGTTCACCGCAAGCTCGAACGACTCGAACCCGAGGCCTTCTGGCACCTCATAGCCCGTGAGCTGCATCGCCTGGTCGAGCGCCTTGCCGTAGACCTTGGGCGAGAGCTCGGTCCCTGGGAGTCGCACCGTCAGCTCGGTCGGGTCGAAGAAGCTCTCGGCCCATGTGACCTGGAGCGTGATGCCTCCTCGGTCCTTCGACGGGTCTACGGTGGCCGACCACGTCATGACGCGGGCGAAGATGTTGCCCAGCACCGGATGCGATAGGCCGTCAATCTTGCCGTTTTCGAGCGCGTCTAGCCACTTCTCCAGCCTTGCTGGGAGCAGGTCAGATGCGATGGTGTTGTTGAACACCAGCGTCGCGCGGATGCTGTACGGCGTGCGGCCAGTGTTGTCGTGCGCGGCGCCATCGACGTACGGATACTTGCGCTCGGCCTGGTCGTGCCCTCCGTCGAACGACGTTTCGATGCACGGTGCCGTAAGCGCGCCCCACGTGATCTCTTGGAGATTGCCGATCCAGTCGTATGCGCCGGACATGGTCAAACGCCTCCCGGCGTGCCGGTCACGTTGGCTTTGCCAGCTGCGCCTACGGTTTGAAGGGCACTTGCCGCAGCGTTCGCGGCTTGCATGAGCTTATCGAGCGAGGCCGCGTCCAGATCTTGAGTTGGCGCAAAACCGAGCGCCTTTTGTTGTGCACCGCTGGCCATCAGGCTTCGCTCGGAGATGAGTCGATCCACAAGCGCGGAAGCTTGCTCTGTCTCTTGACCGCCTGTCATTTTTTGAGCAAGAGCTTTGCCCATCCATGCCGCCGGATTGATTGTCTCATTGAGAGTCGGCGTCATGCTGCCAGTGCTTGCGATTCGCTCAAACGTGCTTCGCGCTCTCGCTTCTACTAGCGTGCGCTGCACATCGCCCATGTCAGCGCCGCCCATGGCTGCGGTGTACTTCGCAATGAAGTCCTTTTGCGAAAGAAACTGCTTGCCGCCACCTTTGCCGATAACAGCCGTGCCGCCAGCAAGCGTGCTGCTGCTCATCTTGCCTTGAATCTCTGTGACCTTGGCTTGCGCTGCCTTGAGGTCTGCCTCGGCCTTGGCTTTGTCCTCTGGCTTAGCGGCTGCGACCTTGCGAGCCGCTTTCTCTTCTTCGCGTTTTGCGATTTGAAGCTGCTTGTCTAGCGATGGTCGTTTCTTCTCGAAACCGAACATCTCCGCAAGCTCGGAGACGAACTCCATGTTTTCCGCAATGACGTCTGCGGCTAACTCAAAAGCGTCGATGACAGCGTCGATTGCGCCGCTGTTTTCAAGCTTTGTAAACGCATCAGCCAATGCTGGGAGCACCTTGTCTGTAACCTTTCCCGTCGCTCGCTCCCAAGCTGCTGTCATCTTGGCCGCTGTCGATTGCTGCGCCGCAGCTGCCGCCTCTTCGATGGTGTTGCGCGCGTCTGTAACGTTGGCCGCTTCTTCCAGTTCTCGGCGCACAGCTTCAGTAGCCTTGTTGAGATCTTTGCTGCGCATCATCTCTTCGTCGAACTTCGACTGAAGAATATTGATTACTGGCTCGGCCTGCGCGCCAAACATCTTTCCGAGCTTCGTCTTGTCGCCTTCTGTTTTTTTGAACGATTCGACGATCACGTCGTTGGTGTTGCGAAGCTGACGGTTTTTCGTGCCTGCAACGAATACATCGACGCCAGCCTTCTTGAACACGTCGGCGTGCGAAGTCATGGCGCGAAACACGTTTTCAACCGCTGTAGTTGCTCCCTCGGCTGTGCCTCCACCTTTGCGAGCAATCTGCGCAAGCGCGCCTACCTGAGCCACACCCTTGACGCTCTTGTCTACGTTGGCGCCTGCAGCGGCTGCGCTGATGCGGCCCATGAGCGACGCCATGTCCTTGAGCTCGAACTGACCTTGCGCGCCCTGAATGGCCAGCACCGAAAGCGCGTCGGCCATGTCCTCCGCGCCCTTGATATTCATGTTGTTTGACAGAGCCGCCGCAGCCTCAGCCACGTCTTGAATCTCTGCACCTGCGGCGCTGGCGACCGTGGCCAGACTCTTGAGTGTGCTCACGTCGAGCACCTGCCCAGTGGCGCCCTGGAAAGCCAACGTCGCCTGCGCCAAGCCGGCCGCAGTCTGGCCTGGCATCTCGCCCGCGGCCTCGTACATGTTCTGTCGGATCGTGCGAGCGTCGAGCATCTTGCCACCAGATAGGCGCGAGTTGATCGCCACGCGGCGCGCCATCTCGTCGACTTGCATGCCTTCTGCAGTCATGCCGCCAATGATGCCAACGGTGCCCATGATACCAGCACCAGCAGCGCCGAGTGCTGCCATGCCTACCTCGCCAGCAAACTGCTTGCGAGCTTGCGACCTGGCTTTGCGACGGGCAGCGGCTTCTTGCTCTCGGTCAAACTGCAGCTCGCGATCCAAGTCCATCATGGCTTGGTGCTCTGCAGGCGTCATGGGCCCAGCGCCACGCTCTGCGATCTTGCGCTGAAGCAATGCCTTTCGCTTTGCTGCATCGCTACCTTCGCCACCTCCGCCAGCACCAGCACCGCCACCGCCGCCGCCACGGCCGCCGCCACCTCCGCCACCACGGCCACCGCCACCACCACCCGCACCGCCGCCACCGGCTCCACCCCGAGCTCCGCGACCGCCACCAGCGCCGCCACCGTCAGCACCACCGCCACCAGCTCCACCACCGGCCTCGCCCGTGATGCGTGCGATGGCTCGCGAGGTCGCTGCGGCACGTTCTCGAGCTGTAACCTCGCGAGCGCGCTGCTCGGAAAGGATGACGCGCGTTTTTTCTTTTTCGGCGCGTCGAACCTGCAGGATCTCTTCGTCGGAGCGCCGCTTCACCTGCTTGATTGACTCGCGCGTCATGTTCGCTTGAGCGCGCAAGTCGTTGTCGGCTCTGATCTCTTCGACGCTCTTGCCCACTCGCACGCGTTTTTGCGCGCGGTCCATGTGCTGCACCTGAGCGTTGGCCATGCGTTTCGCCGACTGCTCGGCCTTGACGGCGGCTTGTTCGGCTGCCGTGGTGATCTTCTTGTACGCCTTGATCACCTCATCAGCGCCCGAGGCGACGAACTGGTACCGAATGACGGCCATGTTACTTCACCAAGCCTTCTAGGGCCACGACCACGGCGCCTGTGGCCTGTGTGGCGAGCTGGTCAATCTGCATCAGGCCTCGGTTATTCACGAAGCTCGCATAGGCCATGCTGCCCTTTGGGTTAGGCGCGAACGGCCCAGCCACGAACTCGACAGCGGGATCGGAGATGTCCCACGCCTTGACGACCGTGCTCGCCTCGAGATAGCCCGTTCGGTTTTGGTACGCGTGCGAGCGTCGCTCCTGCTCGGCGAACGGAGCCACGGCGTTGAACATCGCACGCTCGACGTTGCCGTGCGACAGCGCCTTGATAGCTGCCGCCGAGCTCGCCTGCAGGCTCGATAGGTCGATGGTCACGCGCACGGTCCTACCCTACTCGCCCGATGGCGTGTTGTCGCGCTCTGGCGCGCCTTCCTGAGGCGTTGCGTTAGCTGCCGCCGCAGCTGCCTCGTCGTGGATGCTAGACGCCGCACGGGCCGCCACGAGGCGCGTAGCGAGTACCACGACCAAGTGAGACAACGCCTCTCGCTGGAAGCGCGACAGGGCCACTTGCGCCGACTGCAGATCGCTTTGCGAGATGACTTCCACGAGCGCATCCACCTCTTCGGGCGTGAGTACGCGCACGCCGCCTGCCTCGCTCGAGCGGACCTCGTTGACGAGTGAAAGCAGGCTCGCGATCTGGTCTGCGGTCAACTTTTCGATGATCCACCGCACGCTCGGAAACGCCGGGTGCATGCCCTCGACGCCGGGGTCATTGCCTCGCACGGCCGCGTGCAGAATCGACGCAGCCTTGGCGTCTTGCACTAGGTCGTTGTCGCTCTTCAGCTGCTCGCCGCCCTCACCAGTAGCGATGCGCGCGACGTACTCGTGAGCTCGCTTCAACGCGAGATCCTGCTCGCCCTTCGTGGGCACTCGGATCCATACCTTTGAGCCAGGCGTGCCCAGCAGCTCGGACACGTCGAACTCGACCTTGCGCCGGTTGCCAGCGCGCTCGCGAAGCGCCTTGGCGAGCTGGCTTTCATATTCGCCAGGCATCACATCTGGCGAGCTGTTGGCGCCACCTGGCCTCGCGTTTATCTGACTCAGCCGCTGCGAGATGTTTCCGTTCTGGAATGTCATTCGTTACCCCTTCGTGCTCCATGCTGCGTCGAAGGCCAACCACTGGCCATCGGTGATGTATCCCATCGGCATGCCAAAAAACCGATCCGGCTGCGGCTGAAAGTGCGCTGTCATCGACAGGTGCGTCGCGCTTTCGATCACGGCTCGCCGCAGCGCGTAGTTGCTCGGATGCAGCGCGCCCTCTCGTAGCACACCATGCCACGCCTTTAGGTCCGAGCGCCCGTAAATGGGCGCAACAATGCACAGCGCGCGGAAGACCTCGTTGCTGATGGCAAGCGCGTCCTCATAAGGTGCGCACCCGAACTGCGACAAGCTCGAGAACGCGGGCGAGTCGTCGAGGTTGCGCAGGCATCGCACGACGAGCTCGTCGAGCACCACGTCCTGTCGCTGCTCGTCCATGTGCTCGCCGATCGGGATGATCTCTTCGATCTCGTGCCCGGCGAGCCCTTCGACCACCAGGTCTGGCAAGCCGAGGCTCACAAGCGAAACACGCCACCGAGGGCGCCTTGCAACCGAGCACAGCGTGCGGAACAGCTGTGCCGGCGAGACATCCTTCGGTGGCGTGCGCATGAGGCCTGCCTACCAGGTCGCGAGCGTCAGGAGAAGGGCGAAGCCTGTACCGTCATGCTCACGTCGAGGCGGCTCGGGTCAGCGGGCGAGCTCGAGAGCGCGGGCCCGTTGATCATGCCTTGGGCGATCATGGTCTCGCCGCTGTCGGTGCTGACCTTGACCGACACGATCGAGTTGGCGAGAAAGTAGCCGACGTAGTCCACGCGGTCGCCGCTCGCGGGGATGAAGCCCTTGATGCTCACAGTCGCATTCTTCGGCGGGATGTAGAAGCCGGCGAGATCCTGCACCAGTGTGCTGATCGGCATGGGGTCGCCGTTGTACTTGACGTCGACGCTCTCGGCCTCGCCGTCGAGTTTTCCCTCGATGCTCACGTAGTAGCGTGCGTAAAATCGCATGGTGGTTCTTGGCTCCTATCAGTAGGCGGGAGAGGCCTCGCGGAGCGTGAACTCCGAGAAGAGATTGTGTTGCACGGCATACAGGTTGAAGCTCGCGGAGAGACCACCAGGCCGGCGCTGCACGATGATGCTCTCGAGCGAGCTCGCGAGCACCGAGGGCGACGGGTCGAGCAGCGGCGAACCGTACAGCCCGAACGGCGCTGGGCCCGAAGCATCGACGAACACGTTGCGGATGAGTGCTCCTAGCGTCTGCGGCGTATCCACACCCGGCACGGGCTTCGCGCCAGGCAACGGATCGTCGGCCACCTTGCCCTGCTTCTGCTCGCGATAGCGCGTGCCGATGACGTCCCAGATGGTGAACATCACGGACGTGATGTGCCCCTCGCTCGCGCGGTAGTCTTTGGTGCCTTGATCGTTCAGCGACCTCGAGGTGATGTGGCGCACGAGGTATGCCTGGCCGGTGGCGCGAGCACCGATGGGGCACACGCCGTCTTTGAGCAGCTGCTCGATCTCGGTGGGCGTCCACCAGTCCGATTTGCTGTACGGCACCGGGCAGTTGAACTTGGTGGTGCTCGTGTTGCTGTAGCCGGCCAAGTTGGCCGCGGGGTCCACCATCTGCTGCGAGCGCATCACGCCGCAGAGATGCGCCGCGATCATGCCTGGCGTCCAGTCGCTGTTCTTCGAGGCGAAGAAGAACGCGTAGACGCTGTTTGCGTCGCTGTCCGTTGCGACGGTGGAGCTCTGCGCTTGCGTGCCCACCAGGCCGAACACCACCATCTGGCTCTTGCCGTTGATCGGCAAGGCCTGATCGCGAATCATCGCAATGTGCTCGCCGACGCCGTTGTCGGTTGCGGTCGGAGCCGACGTCGAGAACTTGGGCGAGATCTGGTAGGTGTACTCGCCGAGCGCCGCGGTCGTGATGGCAGTCGAAAAGTCATCCTCGTTGGTGCCGTTGGTGAGAGCTCCAACGCTCACGGTCGTGGTCACGATGGACGTGGGCGCGACGATGTAGGCGCGCACGCGAGCAAGCACGTAGTCCTGTCGCACGCCGAGGTTGGCCGTGGTCAGCGTGACGACGCCAGTCGATGCGCTTGCCGTCAGTGGGAGCGAGCCGTCGTCGAACGCGTTGATCGCATCGCGGCAGGCTTCGCCGATCTGCGTGGCAGTCTGCGCGTTCGTGATGGGAAACGTGATGTCCTGTCCCAGGATGGTCACCACGCCCGTCGTCGCAGCCGTCGAGGTGTTGGTGAACGTGATGTCGATCGTCGCGGCCGTGCCGCTTCCGCTCTCTGGTGGAGCGATGATGTACACGCGCGCATCTGGATTGATGGCGACGAACTGCCGATACAGCAGGCGCGCCTCGCTCTTGCGCCCGAAGCGCAACACGCAATCCTCGTCGCTCGCGATGGGAGCGCCGATGGTGTTGGTGGTCTCGCTGCCTGCGCTCGTCTTGTTGCCGAAGATGAGCACGGGCCGGTCGCTCGAGACGCCGGACGAGATACCGGCGCCGAACACGAACTCGCGCACGATGCCGGGCGTGCGTCGAGTGGGGGAGAGTCCAGTGAGTGCCATCGTCAATCGCTCCTATTGCGTGAGTCGTTTTTGCGTGTGGAACCAGGTTGCGCCACGGGCGCAAGCTTCGCTTCTGCGAGCGCACGCGTCGGGGCGTCGCACTCGCCGAGTAATCGGATCTCCCCGTCAGCTGCTGCGCGTCGGATGCGCAAGTGCTCCGAGCGTTTTACCTCCACGAGTTCGCGCACCACGTCGAACGCCTCGATGGCCTTGCGCGTGTCTCGCGTGCCTTGCTGGTCAGCTGGGCGCGCTACGAACTTGAGGCCGATGTACCGCGGCGGTTGCCCCTCCGACGCAGCCCCATCTGGATGCGCCACGAGCGAGCCCTTGATCCCCTCGACATGTACCCAGAGCGGCATGCGCTCCCTCCTACCAGGTTGAGACGCTGCGGAGCAGCCAGTTGGTGCCGTCGAAACACGCGCGCACGTTTGCCGCGCTCGAGACGGGCATCGTGTAGAGCGTGCCGCCACCGATGCCACCGTTTACGACGGCAACCGTGTACGCGTTTGTGTCGGTGCGCGTGAGCTCGAGCACGTCACCCGCGGCGGCGTTGGTGGTGCTCAGGGTGATGGTGCGGTTGACCGAGAGCGGGCCAACAACGCGTCGCCACGCGCCTTGCCCCACGGTGATGGTGGGCGACGCGTCGGCGATGTCTGCGCCCTTGTCGTCGTTGCGACAGAGCAGCCAGCGCCCTTCGTAGCCGCTTGTGCCAGCGATGACCGTGCGACCATCCGCCGTGCTCTGGTCGTTGGGCACCCAGCGAAAGAGCTGCGCGCCGCTGTCGAGCGTGTGCCCGTATCGATAGAACGGCACGCCGTAAACACCAGCGAGCAGAGCGCGCGACTGGTAGACATTCGGCTTGTCATCTTGCGTGGTCATGGCAGGTAGCCCTCTTTCACGAGCACCACGTCGTCGGGGTCTGCAACCTCGGTGTTGGTGTAGATTCCGGCATCGACGAATGCGTTTTCGTCTGCGGGCAGGGAGAACGTGTCGAGGCCGATGCGCTCCCAGATCGTGAGCTTGCACAGCAGGCCGAGAAACACGCGCTGCACGCGTCCGTCTGCGTCCATGCCGCGGCCACCCGCACCACCTGGAATCGCTGCCAAAAGCTGCGGCTCTCCGCCGCCGTATTCAACGGAAAAGTCCTCAATCTTGCCCGTGAGCATGCCGCGGATGTTCTCGCCAGCCGGGTAGCCGTTGAAACCGAAGGTCGGGTGAGCGAAGCGGTCAAACGCGCGCGCGAGCACGGCGTCGACGTCTTGCATAAGACCCGCGCGCATCGTCATCGCGCTCGGCATGTGCATCTCGGCGAAGATGTAATAGAGCGACAACGGCCTAGTGCGATACGAATAGATCAGCGTCCGATCCACGAAGGACGTGGGCCCGCTCTGCCATACAAAGAGCGCAGGCTTGCCGATCTCTTCGCGCAACCACACTTGCTCAGGATTCCACGAGTACACGTTTGCCGCTGGGCATGCGTCCGCACTCGTGGGCGTCTGCACCGCAAGGCGAGCGTCGAGCATGGCCTTGAGCCAGTGACGCGCGTACGCCGCGATCAAGTCCACTGCAAGGTCGCTGCTGGCATCTGCGATGGTACCAGCTGCAAGCGGTAGGGTTACGCCGCCAACCGTGCTTTCGATGGCCATCAGAAGGGCCTCGTGCGCTCGAGCGTCCGCAGCATCAGGTGCATGCGAAACGGGCGGCTCGTGTCGATGTCCACAAGCTCGTAACGGCGTGTGCCGTTGTTGCCGATGACCAAGAAGAACAGCTCCTGATTGCTGTTCATCGTCGGCCGGACGTCAGCGTACGTGTAACCCACGCCGAGCATGTTGGGCGTGATGGGCCCCACGTCTACTTCGTTGCCAGACATCATCTCGCGAGCCTTTGGCAACGGATGAAACTCAAGCACGTCGTCGGTGTACGTGCCGAGGTTGACGCCTGGTCCTGTCCACGTGCGCACCACACGTTGCACGATGTTCGTTCGCACGCCGAGCTGTTCGGGGATAGCTCGGATGCCGTCGATCTCTGGGATGAGACCATCGCGAAGCGTGGTCATCAGTAGATGCTCACAGTAGCGGCGCTATCGCTGACGCGGCGCCAGTAGTTCGGCACGCTCAGCGCGCTGCACAGCTCGTCGCGGATGCGCATCTGCGCCTCGTAGAGCATGCGGATGCGCGAGCCGCCCGTGGGGTAGCTGTTGCCGTAGAACTCGACCTCGTCGACCTTCTTGATGCCGGCGGACTGGTAGCCCGTGGCGATGGCCGCTTGTACCTGATCGAGCCGACGCAGTAGCGAGCGCACGATGCCTTCGCCGCCGTCCACCGTCACCGGATAGGTGCCGCTGTGCGGGTGCTGCAGCTGCACCGTGATGACGCTGCCAGCGATGCTCTGCACCGTAGCTGCCTCTTGCCTCGTGTCGACGTCGACCCACACGCGCTGACCTGCGGCAAAGCCGGTCGCGCTGGCAAGCGTCAACGCAACGGGCGTCGGCACGGTGGCATCTGTTACCGCGGTCGAGCTCGTCGTGGTTGCGCCCGCCTGCATGTAGGTGGCGATGACTTGGTTGAAGATGGCCACCACGGACACGTACGGCTCAGCGCCTGCGTTGAGCAGGTTGTACCCGCACTCGAAGCGCAGCCGGATGATCTCGGACTCTAGGAGCGCCATGCGTGCCTCGTGGTGGTCATCGCGTCGTCAGCGGTCAGGCGCCGCGGACGTACTTGTACTGGATCGAGTAGGTGTCCGTCGCGCCGCCCGTTGCCACGCCGTTGACCACGACGAGACGAGCAAACGACCAGGCGTACACCGCCGATGGCGCAGGGAGGACTTCCGTCACCGTTGGGTCAGCACCAGCCGTACCGGTGGCAAGCACCACGTTGGCCGGGTTGTTTGCAGCACCAGCTACGTCGTACCAGGTCGAGCCATCTTCGCTCACCTGCCAGTAGGCCGACAGGGTGAGCGTGTTGGTCTCGGCGTCGACGATGACGAGCGCAGCGAGCGTGCCGTTGACCACGCCGCCAGCGGGACCCCAGATGCTGACGCTTGCGCCAGCCTTGACGGTGCCAGCGGTGTCGCCGTTGAAGTTGCCCGACGTAGCGGGCGTGAGCGGAATGCGTTTGCCGTCCATGGTCTAGTCCTCCTGTTGGCTCAGGCCGAGCGGACCGAGACCACGAAGCGGTTGTCGGCGAGGCCGAATGCGGCGTACATGAGCCACACCACGAGCACCTGTTCGCCGTAGTTGTCGTTCGTGTTCGGCATCACGCGCGGCAGGTCGCCGATGGCCGAGAGCAGCACGCCCGGACCGAAGGCGTGGCCGTATTGCACGGGCACGCTCGAGCTGTTCAGCGTGGTCGAAAGCGTCTGGCTCTTGTAGATGCTCAGACGACCGATCGACTTGTAGTAGCTCTTCGCGAGCAGGGGGTTGGCCGGCGGCTCGAACACCGCGAGGCGTTGCGCCGACGGGTCCACCATGAGCTGCTGGATCTGCAGCGGCGTGAGCACGCAGATGTACTTGCCATCGCCGAAGGTGGGGATCTTCGCGTCCTCGAGCGTGCGCTCCACGCGGGTGAGCTGCTCAAAGTCGAGCGGGAACGAGTTAGCGGCGAGCGCATCGTTGGGCGCGCTCATGCCGGTGGGGTACACAGCCGACGACGCCTGGTCGAGCAGGGCCACGAGCCACGAGTCGATCGACTTGTCGAAATCGCGCTTGAGGTAGTGGCCGACGAGCTCGGACACGTTGTGGATCGCGCGGGTCGCATCGAAGCGATCCACGCCGTAGGGCTGCACGCTCGAGGCGCCGTAGGGGCCGGCGTAACGCTGGATGGTCAGCGGCACCTGCTCCATGGAGATGTTGAGCGGCGTGGTCGAGATGGTCGCGCCGGCCGCGATGGTGCGGCTCGTGAGGGTGTACGTCGAGTCGGTGTAGAACGGGCGGTTGATGCGCACCGTGTGACCGACGCCGGCGCCGAGCTCGGGCACGACCTTGATGGTCTGCGAGCTGACGGCATCGTCGAGCACGAGGCGCATCGACTCGATCGGAGGCACAGCCGCGCCGGTCTGGAGCAGCTGACGACCGGGGAGGCCGAGGCCCGCGGGCTGCGGGAGAGCGGCGCCGAGCGCGCTCTTCCACATCTGGGCATACATGTACTGAGGCTCGGGCTGGATGAGGAGCATCGCCGACGTGATGTCGAAGAACTCCTCGGGAAGAGACGCGCGAGAGATGACGGGCATGGTTCAGTCCTCCACAGCCCGAGCGACAGTGCCGGGCATGATCTGGCTACTTCTGCGGATAGATCTCGGTGCGATACGCCGCGAGGTAGTGCGCGGCGAACACCGGGTTTTGCGCTCGGAGTCGATCGTACTCCGCGCGATGGTCCACGAGCTGTGCCGCCGTCGTTGACGCTGGCTGGCTCGTGGCGGCGCTGGTAGACGCAGGGGCGACTCGCGGTGCCGCTGCGGGCGTTGGCGCTGCTGTGGGCGCCGTAGAGGCCGCTGCAGCCGCTGCCGCTGCCGCTGCTTGCCACGTGGGCCGCAGGGCAGTGATGGCGCGCAACTGCGCGGCCTTGTCGTCACCGGCGAGCGACGTTACCGCCGCGCGCTGGGCATCGGTGAGCGTTGAGAGCTCGACCTCGGCGCGCTGCGAAAGCACGCCCTCAAGCTGCTCTGCACGCTTGGCTGCGGCCTCGAGAGCGACGGTGCGCTCGGTGAGCCGCTGCAGTTCGGTCTTGCGCTCGTCCTCCAGCTTGCGGGCTGCCTCGAGCTGGGCCTTGGCCTTGTCGAGGTTTTCCACGCCGAGCATGCGCGCGATATCGTTCATCGCTGCGGCCTTGGCGCGCTCGAGGCGCGCGTTGAGCCACGACGGGTCTGGCTGCTCGGCTGCGACGGGCGCATCGGGCACGACCTTGACGTCGGCTGGGTTGACGAGTTCTTCCGTGTCGGGCGTTTCCATTCGCTATCTCCTGCCGTGATTGCCGCTCACGTGGGCGTTGATTGTGGAGATGCGACCGAGCCTCCTAGAATCAGGAGAGCGAGATCGCGACGATGAGCTGGAAGGGCCGATCCTCGACGCCCGAGGCCGCGTTGACCTCGGTGCCGCTGCTGTTGGCCACGTTGAACGTGAGGTTCCCGCTGGAGATGGCGAAGTTGCCAGCGAAGAACTCGGTGGACCCCTGGAGGCCCGACTGCACCATCATCGCGGCGTTGACGTTGGTGGCCGCGGGCAGGCCGAGGGTCACGGTCTTGCCGTCGCGGCGAGCCGCCTGGATGAGCTGAGCGAGCGTGCTCGAGGTGCTCACGCCGTTGTTGCTGCCGCCGCCGCCGAGCTGACCGTTGTCGCTGGCGGCGGTGTACGCGCCGAGCGTGAACGAGACCAGAGCAGCGCCCTGCGAGCCGCCGGAAACGGGCTCTTGGATGACTTTGATACCGCGAATCGCACCGTAGATCGTTGCCATGTGTCGTGGCTCCTAGTGAGAGAGTGAACGAGACGACTAGAGACGCCGACGACGGCGCTCGGGGACGGGGGCAGGCGCGGGAGCTTCCTCGACGGGCTCAGGCGCGATCGCGACAGGCGCAGGCTTTGGCTCTGCCATCGGCTCCCACGATGCCTCGCCGCACTTGGGGCACGCAGCCGCGTTGCCGCTTTCGATGTGTTTGCAGATCTTGCAACGCTTCATCACTTCCGCTCCTGTGCCGCGCGCACCATTCGGCGCAGCATTGTGCGCTCGCGCTTGAGTTGCGCGAACCGCTGTAGCTCGGTCTCGACCTGTGCCAAGCGAGTGCGCGCCTGTTCGGCCAGATCCATGGCTGAGCTGCTAGCCGATGGATGCGCTACGACCTTCGCAGGCTGACTAGGCGCTTGCGCCGCTGGCTTTGCCTGTGCCTGCTCACCAGGCATCGTGTCGATAGAGCGCTGCGTCTTGTACGCCTTGCCGCACTTCGTGCAGCAATCGAGGATCTTGATGGCGCCGCCCTCTTGCACCATCGCCGCCCCTGCGATGGTGTCGAGGTCGCAGTATTCACAGTGCATGTTGACCCCTGTCTATCGAGTGCCTGCGCCGTACGTGAGGATGACCATGCATCTGCAGTACGGGTGCACGGGCGGCTCAATGTCGAAGTCTTGATCGGCTGGAATGCGCTTGCCGTCAAGGGCTCTGCATACGCGACATGTTCGCATGTCGAGCTTAGCCACCCACTCACGCACGGCCTCTGGCGCGACCACCGAGGCCACAGCTTGTGCGCGTCGCATCTCCGCGTTTGCCTGGTCCCACGTCTCCACCGTGACGATTCGAGTGACGCCGCCTTGGGTAGCCTCGCGAGCTCGTTCGAGCGCGCCTGCCATGTCTGGCTTTGCCACTGCACCAGGTGGTGGCACTGGTCGGAACGGTGCAATCGGTCGAAACGGTGTGCCAGGTGCTGGCATCGGTCGAGATGGTGTTACGATCATCCGAGACGGCTCGACGCGGGTCAGCGCCACGCGGCGAAAGCGGTCAGTCACCGATGCAACCGCGCGACGTAGCAGCGTCTCAGGCCTGGCCGTGGGCACCATGCGCACGCGAGTTAGAATGCCTCCCACGACGGCGCTGGCGAGGCCGATGCCGGTAAGGTTGCGCTGCGCTGCATCGATGCCAGCTTTGCTCGAGCTGCGCCGACGAAGTAGCAGATACGCAAGCAAGGCAACCGCTGCGACTTTGGCTGCGCGGTCAATCTTGGCCTTCGCGGTCTCGGGCGTGTCGCGCCGAGTCACTTCGTACTCTTTGACGATCGATGCGAGCTCTTGCTCGGCGCCCTGCAGCGTTTCTTCCTCAGCGGCGAGAATCGGTTGCGCTATTCGCGCTGCTTCGCGATCGGAGATCATCGCGCACGACGGCGCTTGCTGCCCAGCGTCTCGGGCCGTTGCGTGCTCGGGATGGGCTCGTCGTCATCCTCGCCAGGCTTGCTCGATGGCGGTGCACCTGGCTCGCTTGGTGGCGCCCCAGGCACGCTCGACGGAGGTCCACCAGGCTCGCTTGGCGGCTCGCTATTTGGTGCCTCGTCATCGGCGCCTGCCTCGAGTGCCTTGGCGTTTTGCTTGGCCACCGCAGCCGCCTCGTGCATGGCTTGCTCGGTGAGCTCGTGCTCCATCTCCTCAGACAACTTCTCGCTGTCGTCGTGCGGGTAGATGTTTTGCAGCTTCTCGAGCGCGAGGCGCAGCGGAATCACCTGAGCGTTGTAGGCGTCGACGGTCATGCGCACGACCTCGGCCTCGTCCTGTGCGGTAAGCCCGAAGTAGTGGCCCCAACGTGCGCGGAGCCGCGGCGGCATCCACATTGGCACGCCTGCCACGTCGACCGTAAAGGTGTCGAGGATAGGCATCACGCGCCGCACGCCGTGCACGTAGACCGAACCAGGCGCGCGCTTCTCCTGCGTGTGCACGACGCGGTTTAGCAGGTTGAGGACTGGGCACATCCACCCGTGCCAAAAGTCTTGCCGCAGCCCGTCCACGAAGCTCGTGGTGCGATGGTAGAGAAACGCAAGCGCCTTGCCGCTGATGGCGCCTTTGACCGTCTCGGGGCTTGCCTTGGTGTAGCCAAGCACCTCGCCGATCTTGTCGCAGATGTCGGCGACGTGGTCGCTGATGCTGTTGAGCGCATCGCCTGGAAGCGATAGCAGGCCGACCTTGGCCTCGGGGTTTTCGTAGCTCCACACCGTGCCGGCGCCTTTTTTGCGCGCTGGCCGTCCACCCGTGGTCGAGCCGAACACGTAGCCGCTGCCATCCTTTGCGGGGACGATCGCAGCGCGGCCCATGCCACCAGCTGGTGGCGCTTGCGGGTCCACGCCCGTCTCGTATGCCTGCGGATCGCCGCTGTAGATTGCCGCGCGCCCACGCTGCGAGAGCGAGTAGTTCAGCGCGTCGAGCTCGTCGAGCTGCGTCCCATGGATCGGGTAGCCGTCGAGGTCGCTCGCGTGCTCGTAGCTCGAGCGCAGCTTGTACCAAACCACGGGGCAAAAGCCGAGGTTGTGGGTCACGCTCTTGGCTGCGTCCTCTTGCCAGTCAATCTGGCCGAGGCCCATCTGCATCATGTCGACCGGCTTGTACACGACGTCGCGCGTCTCATCGATGCGACGCCGGTAGAGCTTGGCGTAGACCATCCATTGGCCCTGGTCGCTCTTCTCATACGAAAAGAACGGGTATTGCACCTCGAGCGCCTTGATGGTCGAGCCGCTGTCGTCAAACTCTGGCTGACACCACTTTGCGCGCAGGGTGTGAATCGCAGGGCAGCCGTTGACAAGCGCGATCACGGAGACCGCCGTGCCGCATGCTTCGGCGTTGGCTAGCGCATCGACGCACGCCTCTGGGAAGCATGCGTGCCGCATGAGCAGCCGCAACCATGCCTCGTAGAGCTGCGCCATCTCGTCGGGCATGCCCTCTCCGAGCAACCGTTCGTCATCATCTGCGGCGGCGCTGATGCCAGGGAATCTCCCTTCGCCGAGTGCAAAGTCGCAGTGCTGTCGAATCGCAGCCTCCACGACAGAATGCACGATGTTCGGCGCTCGCTCCATGAGCGGCACGTCTTGCTTCGGGTTGAAGAAGTCGGGCAAGCCCTCGTATTGCTCGCCAACGACGTAGCGCTCGAGCCTGTCGAGCTTGCGATACCGCGGCGAGAGCCACTGTTGCGCAAGTCGCTCGGCTTGCGTGAAGCCTGCGATGTTGGTGGCGTACAGGCCGTGCATCAGCGCGTGATGGCCTGGCCGATGATCGTGACGGACTGCGAAGCGCCGGCGCTCGTTCCAGCTCCACCGTCGAACAGCAGGCGCATCATGTCGCCCCAAGCACCACCGAGGATGGTGTCAGCGGCGAGCGCGGCGTTGAGGCCAGAGCCGATCGTGGTCGCAGCGGTCACAGCCGTGGTGCGGTTGACCTGATACGCACGAAGCGATGCGGCAGCGCCCGCGCTCAGCTGCGGGAAGTGCGCGTAGTCATACCAGGTCGTGCCGCCGTCGTACGAGGTCTGCAGGTATACGTCGAGCGTGCCACCCGTGCCGCCTTGCAAGTTGCCGATGATGGTCAGCGCATCGAAGCCAGACAGGCCACCAACGATGCCGGTGCTCGCCACGTTGGGCGAAGCCGAGCTCGGGCTGGTGGCGGTGATGGTGACAATCTTCGGGCGCATGATTTATCCCCAGTCAAACGAGCCATCCGAGAAGCCGGTGGCGCGGTAGGCCTTGGTGTGTAGTGCGTCGAACGCCGCAACGAAGGCGTCGACCTGGTCATCGTGTCGGTCTTTGATGCCTGTGAAGCTACAGACCTCGTCGACGAAGTCTCTCAGCCACGGCGCCTCGCGCGGAACGTGAATGCGTTGGCTTGACCACGCCGCCGCTGTCGATGTCGCTCGTGAAAGCTTGTCCATCTTGGCCGGATCGGGCCGAAACGGTATGCCCTCGCGGCGCAGGAAGTCGACGGTGCCCTTCTCGGTGCCGCCGATGTAGCCATACAGCTTGGCACCTGGGAAGCGCTCGGTGAGCTCGCGCAGCGTCGCGGCAAACTCGGTTGCCTTGGCCTGCATGCGCCGCACGTCGAGCACGTACCAGGCGTCTAGCTGTGCGTTGTGCGCCATGACTACCGCGACGCTGTAGTCGGCGTAGCTGCTTTCGCTGTACGCGAGATCGATGCCGATGCTCACGCGATATGTCTCGGGGAGCTTGTCGTAGAAGGACACGCCCGAGAACAGCTGCCCGCCTCGAGGTCGCGGGCTACCCATGTAGAGCGCCCACCAGTCGTGCTCGCCAACGTCACGGCGCACGCGCTCGAGAAACTTGGGCGGACGCTTGTACCAGAGGCTCTTGCCCTCGTCGTCGAGCGCCGGAAGGTTGATGACCTCCCATGCCTGACCCTCTTGTCGAGCGAGCTCGCCGATGAGGTCGTCGGGATGCCACCTCGTGTGGCATACGATGATGCTCGCGCCTGGGTGCACGCGCGTGAGAGCGGCGCTTGTCCACCAATCGCGAATCTTGCCCCGTACAAGCGCGCTGTCGGCCTCCTCGCGGTTTTTGTATGGGTCATCGACGACCAGCACGCCCGAGATGCCGTGGCCTGTCAGCGGGCCGCCTACGCCGGTAGCGAGCAGTCCACCGCCTGCGTCGGTGCGCCACTCGGCCATGGCTGAGGAGTCGCCGCGGAGCTTGACGCCAGCGGCACGCGCGTAGTCACGGCAGAGCCTGGAGCGGCTGTGCGCGTAGTCGGCGCCATACGAGGTGAATGCGTTGGTCTTGTCGGGCCTGGCTGCGATGAGCTGCGCAAGCCCGTGCAGGATACAGAACGTCTTGCCGTGCTGCGGAGGCACCGACACAAGTAGCCGCACCTCCTCGCCGTTGCGGATGCGGTCGAAGGCACGACACAGGGCGCCGAGGTGCCGAGGCTCCTCGAGCAGCGGCGACACGCGAGGCACGAACTCCGCGAGCGGCAGGCGCCACAACGGCCTATTCGCCGCGCGCTGCACTGCCCAGGCTTGGAGTAGGGGCGTCGTCATGGCGCCGAGAGTAGGAGGGCGCGCACGCGGAGGGGAAACACGGCGCGCCCAGCTGACGAGGGACCGACGCCAGCACCACGCCCAACGAGGGAGACACGTCTAGCTGTGGCGAGCAAGAGCATACGCTGTAGCTTGATCATGAGCAACCGCGTCGAGTGTAGGGCTCGACTCCACGCTATCTACCACGCTCGCGAACGTCTGCGCCAGTCGAGCGTTGCGAGTGTAGGCATTCCGATTGACGCCATGAGCTCGGCCCATGCACACGCACCGGCAGATGTTGCACGCGGCTGCCTTGCAGCGCTTGCCGCATGCGTGAGGCGAAGCCACTGGCGACGCATACACCACGCGCAGCCACCGCAAACACCTCGAGCACGTGCGCCCAAAGCCTGGGAGCGGCAGCTGCATGCCGTCGCATGGCGTGGCGTCGTCGAGCTCGGTCACCACGAGCTGGCACGCGTCGCAGTGACCGATGGCTCTCACAGATGCCGCCGCACGAACTCAAGCAAACGAGGCAACGTCTCCTCGCAGGATAGAGGCGTCGTCGAGTCTATGCTTGCTGCTAGGTAGAACATGCCTTTCCCGCCATCTTCTCGCAGCAGGATGTGGGGCGAGTGCGTGTCGCAGCAGAACACCGTGCCAGGTGTCCACGGGTCATCGTGCTGCATCGCCGCGCCAGTCAATCGCCAGCCATCGTTGCGCACCACGAGTTGGTGTGTGTACCGAGGATATTTCGGGTCGGTATGGAGCGCGGTGCCGTTGCGCACGCCAATCCAGTGAGGACCGTTGAGGTCATCGCACGGGCGCGACCACGTCTGCAGACGCTTCGATCTGCCAAATCCAAACGCTATCACCAGCATCGAATCCCATCGCTTTGTCTCCAGTGCCTTGGCTGGTAGCTCGTCAGTGTGCGAGCGCCACACGACTGGGTGCAAGAGCTGACCTGGCTTGAGTGGCGCGCCTGGCTTCACGTTCATCCGTAGGTCCTGCGATAGCTCTCGGAGTATCGGTTTGGATTCATGTTGTGACCGTAAAGGCTTTTGACCTCGTCGTGTTGCACGATGGCAGGCCACGCGCGAAGGTAGCGCAGACCACGAGCCTTGAGCCACGCAGCTGTGCCTGGGTCTGTTGCGTATGGTCGCTCGTTTGATCGCGTAAACTCTAGCATGTATGCGTTGTGATCCTCGACGAGTTGCACCGGAAACGCGATGGCTTGCGCCATGAGAAACTTTGCGCCTGGAAGCATCTCCCAGTTGCCAGGCGCTGGCAGCTCCTCGCCTTGCTTGATGCGTCGCCCCGAGTAGAACGACACCATACCAACGCGCTTGTCGGAGTGCGCGGCGCGAATCATCGGCAGCGCATGCGTCTCGAAGTCAGGCGCAAGGATGGCGTCGTCCTCAAACTGCAGCACCCACAGCGGCGAATCGCATGCACCTCGGTATGCGATGGCGTCGGCGTAGCTCTCGGCCACGCTGCGCCCCGGTGCATGCGCCGACAGGCCAGCATGCGGCGCAAACCTACGCACGCGCTCGAGCAGTGCGCTCGCGTCTCGCTTGCTTGGCACGGTGCGGATTGACACCGCGATGTTTCCCCATTCGATGCTCATAGACGGTCCCACCAAACCTTTCGCAAGTCTTTCTCTGTTTTCTTGGTTCTGGGCAAGCTGCCCTCCCAGTCGTTGAGTAGCAGCTGCTTTACCTGGTGTTGATACACAGCCTCGTCGTCAGGCTGCGATGCAAAGCGCTTGCGGAAGCGGTCAATGACCGACGTGTCAGTGGTCGCAAGCAGGTGGTCTCGATACGCGCGCCACGTCGCGTGTCCAGGCGGCAGCTCCGAGGCATCGTACACGTAGCGCTCGTGGCTGTAGTGCGCCGCGCAGTGCACGCCGCCGAGCCTGCGCACCATGCGCTCGTAGGTGTCCGGCTCGAACTCCTGCAGTGCCGCGAGCGAGCGAAACGCCTGCTCGTGGATCAGGTTGCTTACGCGCATCGTGCGGAGGTTTACGCCGCTGCGCGCGATCATCTGATCGTAGATGTGGTTGTATTCCAGGTTGTTGTCCGCGATCATCTTCCAGACGTCGGAGCCTTGGAAGTCCCAGATCGGGTAGAATCGAAAGCTGTTTGGCGCGCCCTTGCATCGAGTTGACCACTGATAATGCTGATACCCGTTGGCCTTGAGCATCGCGCGTTGGCGATTCATTGACTCGAAGGTGCGCAGGCCCACGAGATGGGCGGTGGGCACCTTGTCTTGTGTCTCGAACCACTCGAAGAAGTCGTAGAACCTGTCTGGGTATTCTCCTTCGATGGCGTGCGTCGCGAGCTTGTGTTTTGGGTGCACCCACAGGTCAGGCGTCGCAGGGTCCCACGCGTGCAGGTAGAGCTCGCGGTGGCTTGTCGCGTTGGTCATGCGGATGGGCACCTGATACCAACGCGGGATCACGAGCGGATGCGACATGACGCTTTCGACCATGCGAATCGTCTCGGCGTACTCGGCCTCCTGGTCGAGAAAGAACACCTCGATCTTGCGGTTCGTGCGCTCTGCTTCCCAGAGCGCCAGCCAGAACAGGCACGTCGAGTCTTTGCCGCCGCTGTAGCTAACAACGATGCGCTCAAACTCGCGGAACACGAAGCGCATTCGGTTGCGCGCGCAGTCAAACACGCTTCTAACCATGGAACGCCTCCGCGATGTTGTTGGTCAGGTCTACCATCATCCGTGCCTGGCTCGTGAGCCAGCGGTCGACGCCTAGGTCGGTGACAATGAGCTTGTGTCGCGGCGATGCAAACACGTCTGGCAACGTGCGCTCGGGGCACGCACGCTGCGCAAACGTGGCGAGGCGTTTGATGATGGCGTTTGGCGTGCGCTCATCGGCAAACGCGGCCTCTTTCTCTTGCTGATATGCGTCGTGTGTCGACGCGCTCATCGGCAGCACCTCGACTTCGTGTTGCTCTACCCGGTAGCCATCTCGCCACACCAGCACGCCTGCGCCGAAGCGCTTGAGCCGCGTCATGTTGCACGTCTGCTCCTCGAGCTTGCCGTCGAGGTAGAATCGCCAATCCGTCTCGACGCGGTAGCTGGTGTGGTACTTCTCGTGCGGCTCGCCGAACGGAGCTTCGACGGCGCCAAAGTGAAACCACATGCGCCACGGCTCGCCGATAAACGCGTGCGTGTCGACGCTCAGCCGCTGCGGCCCAGTCCATGGGTCGGTAAGAAACTGGCCGTACTTCATGCGGCTGCCAGGCCGGATGATGCGCGAGACCAGGTTGAGCAGCACCACGACGTCGCACCCGTCGTAGTACTTGCGAGGATTGGCGACGAAGTCGTCGGCGAGCACGCGCCGCTCGACTGCTGGCGAATCGCTCTTGTGGTGCACCCACAGCGCCGACTTGTCGGTCGGCCAGCCCGAGCGCATCGGGTCACTCGTCAAGCAGATTCGGTGGCTCATCGTCCCTCCCGTAGCTGCTGTTGTACTCGACGCCAGCGATCATCCTTGCCGCTCCCACGATCTGCTTGAGCCTAAGCATCTCCTCGACGCTCATGCCGAGGCGTCGCGCGATGGCATCGTCGCTCATGCCAAGCTTGCTCATGGCCACCACGAGCGCGCCTTGTAGGTCGACCTGGTGCTTTCCGCGCGCGCGGTTGTGCCGCACCGTGGACGCCATCAGGTCCCCGCGTGGGGCCTCAATGATGCTGCAGGGGATCCACGTGCGCATGAGGCGCGTGGAGGCCACGAGACGGCGGTGGAAGCCGTCCACGACCGTGTAGCGGTGCGCATCGCCTGACACGACCACGGGCATGGTAATTCCATCGGCGGTCATGCTCTGCTCGAGCAGCGCGAGCTCGGGCGATGCCACTCGGTTAGGGTTGTAGTCGTTGGCGTGCAGCGCGCTGACGTGCACCAGCTGCGGGCGTGTCGCCGGGTCGGCGGGCAGGTCGTGCAAGAGCGCCTTGGCAGCCTCGCGCACGATCTCGTTGAAAAGCGCAACACGCCCAGCCTGCGAGAGGCTAGACGCGTCGGCCAGAAGGTCTTGAAGCTGCTTCATCATCCGCCTCGTCGCAGGAAGAGTCGGTCATCCTCCGTCATGAGCTTTTTCGCTTCGGCCCTGAGGGCCTTGGAGTCGAGCCGGGGCCAGGGCATGTGTTTTTCCCATGCTTCAAGCTCGATGCGGTTGGCGACCTCGTTGATCGCCAGTGCGATAGAACGCTTGCTGTGCATCCTCATGGCCGCATCTCGCTCGGCTTCCCCCCATCGGCTGCATTCTGCATCGACCAGAATCTGAATGGCTTGTTCGCGTGTCATGCCCAGACACTAGCGCTAGACCTCTCGCGCGTCAAGCGTCGCATTCGCTTTTTTAGCTGACGGTGTCCAAGGCTGGCATGAAGTCGCGCCACAGGCGGTGCAGGCTGGGGTAGTAGTGCCGCAGCCATGCGGCATGGGTACGGCTACGCCCGCACACCCACCAGCTCTTGCGCACGGTCCACGGCGCGTCTCGGTGTATGTACCCGATGCAGCGGTAGAGGGGCAGCAGGGGCACCTCGCGCGAGTGCACGTATGCCAGCACGTCGAGGCCCGACCACCACGCTAGAGGGTGGGCATGCACCCTGCCCGACTTGAGCCTTGCGACTGGGCCAGCGGTAGAGAGGCGCATCATGCGGGCGTCGTTTTCCTGCGCTCGCAGCCCCATCATGACGCACCCGTAGGCTGCACTGGCTCGGTCGACGAGGTCGTAGAACACCACACGCGACAGGCCAGCGGAGCGCGAGTGTAGGTCCTGGTCGACCTCGCGCATGTGCTCGCGCAGATAGTCGAGCGCCGAGACATCGGGCCGCAGCACCTCGAGCTGTGCGCCCCATCGCGCGGCGAGCTCGCGCACGAACGCCTCTTCGCCTGGGTAGTCTAGGTCGTCTTTCTGCGAGATGAGCGGCACGTGCTGCAGCCCGAGCTCGTGCGTCACGAGATGAGCGAGGCACGTGGAGTCCTTGCCTGCTGACCACATGACGCACGCGCGCGGCTCTAGCTCTAGCGCCTCGAGCACGTAGCGCTTGGCTTGCGTGACGCGACGCTGGAAGCCTGGCGAGCGCGCATGCACGTCGCACACGCGCCGCCAGTAGTCCCACGCCTCATGGTCCTCGCGACGTAGGACCGGCTCTGTCACTGGCGGATGGCCTCTGCAGGCACGGCGATCGGCACCTCAAGCCATCGGGTCCAGTAGGGGTAGGTGAGCGTGCCCTGGCTGAGCTGCGCCTGGTCCGAGAGGCCAGGATAGTCGGCTGGCAGGTTGCGCATCGGCATGCCATCTCGCAGCACTGGAAAGCCAGGCCACAGCTCGTCGTCGCGCATCTCACGCACGGCCCACGCGATGACTCGCCCGCATCCGGTCGCGCGCTTTTTGCCAACGTATGAGATGAGCTGCAGCAACCGCCACACCTCGTCTCGGTCGCCGACGCACCACCAGGTCATGCGGTCACCTGCAGCGTGAAACGTGCGCAGCGGCAGCCGGTACGAGCGCGCCGCGCCGGCGTCGATGCGATACGACCGAAACCGTTGCTCTCCCAGTGCTTGCGCCTCTTGCTGTGGAAAGCGTCGGTTGATCCATCGTTGCTCTGACTCTTCGACCTCGCAGTGTCCGACGCTGGCGAGGTGAAAGCGCCGCGAGTCATGCCATGCGACTGGGATATCGACATGCTTGAGCTCGGTTTCGAGCGGGGCGTTGTAGATGCCCTGCTCCATGGCGACGGCTGCGGCGAGCAGCCCATCAAGGGCAAGCGGTCCGTTGGGTAGTGCCACGGCGCCTCGGAGCGTGGCGACGACCTCGAGCGGCGTCACGCTTCCACCTGCCCGAGGAAGCTTCGGATCTCGGTCTTGCGCTCCGCGACGTGCGCGCGAAAGAGCTCGCCCACGCGCGGCGCTAGCTCAGCTGGTGCGATGGGCAACAGCGCGTCCGCTGGTCTCGCCAGCTCGATGTCCCACGCCTTGACCGGTCGCACCTCGCCGTGGCCTGTGCCGCGCTTGCCACCGACGCGAGCGCGAGACAGGAAGCCCACCGCGGCCAGCCGGAACGTGTCGAGCGCGAGCGCGCTGTACACCGTAGCCTGGCATCCCCAGTAGAAAAGCGACCCTTGCGCGATGCGCTCGTATCGGCGCGGCATCATGGCGCTCTTGCTCTTGCCTCGCGCGACGGCGTCGTCGCTCTCGCTAGCTGCTTCGCTGTCTGCGAGCTTGCCCAGCATCTTGACTTGGTCCTCGCCGCTCGTGAGCTCACGCAGCGATGGCCGTAGCATCGGGTCCATGCGCACGCGCTGCACCTCCTCGACGTGCTCGCGCGCGGTGGCGATATGCGCACCGGTCTCGCGCACGTACGCCATGACGTGCTCTGGCACGAAGCGCGCCGTCTCGTCGCAGATAACAGTGGCATCGTCCACCTCGAGCATGCCTGGAATCATGCGGTTCTGTGCGCATCCGCCGAATAGCTCGAGCGCTGGCACGAGCTCGCAGAGCTTGCGGTACTCGTCGAGGCGCACGACGGCTCCATCCGATCCGCGGCCCTTGATCATGCCGCCCGCAAAGAGCAGACGCAACGCGGCCTCGTTCAGCGTGTTGCGCTCGAGCAGCCCTGCGGCGTCGAGAAACATGTACGCCGCAGCCTCGCGCATGCCGTGGCGCATCGTGTCGGCGGTCACGATGGGCACGAGCGAGAAGCGGCCATCGGCGCGACGCACCTTGCGGCGCATGATGACGGCCTCGTTTCCGATGGACTCGGCGTGGTGCGCGATGGGCTGTGCAGCCTCGAGCACGAAGTCGTAGCGATGGCGTTGCATGCTGGTCTTGCTGGTATTGTCAGACATCGTCGATCTCCCCTTCGTGTGCCCTGCGTTCCTCTGCGCGCGTCTCGGTAATGAGTCGCGCCATGGCCATGAGTAGCCCTGTCTCTCGCTCGACGAGGTCGAGCACTTCGCGGTCGCCGTGGTCGCGTGCGACCTTCGACAGATCCCACAGCGTTTGCGCGCCGAGCTTGTCGAGCGTCGTGGGCAGCTGCAGCCCGCGCAGCACAGCCGTGGTCCACTCGTCGACCGTGCCGCAGCGTCGAGCTGCGCTCAAGATGCGCCCTTGTAGCTGCTCCCAGTGCTTGAGCACCACGGCGGCGCCGTAGGTGCGCAGGTATCTTCGGCGTGCCGCGAGGATGAACTCAACCAGAGCGGTGCGCGCCTTGTCTGCGTGTTGTTCGCTTAGACTCACTGCGTTTCCCCTTCTCTTTGATCATGCGCGCGGCGACGGTCTCCTCGTCGCGTTGCGCGAGCCACAGACAGAGCGCAAACCACGCAAGCGATCTCGCGTAGCTCCAGTCGCGCTCGAAGTGTTCGATGCGCTCACGGCATCGCTGGTATGCGTGCGAGGTGTACGCGCCGCGCTGAAGCTCCTCTTTGGTGGCGCCCGCCGTCAGGAGCTCGGTCATGTCTCCGACCAAGCTCCAAAGCCGAGACGACGCCGGTGGGATGAATACCTCGGACTCCTCGAAGCGCACGCGCCCGCTGCCTCGGCGCATGTTGATTGGCGTGTACGGCAGCACGTGCTTTTGGCCCGTGTCGGAGATAGCGGCGAACCATGTGCACGGCTCGAGCGGGCTCGACGTTGCCATGCGGCGCAAGAAGGCCAGGATCTTGGGCTTCTCTCCCTTGGTGGCGTTGTCGAGCGTATGCCCGTCGTAAAGGTGGGTGAAGTTACTCCACCTGCCTGCGCTTTCCTTGCGGCATGTACCGTCGCACTTGGCGCATGGCTGCCCAGGCTCGCGGTGCCCTCGGTTGCCTTTGCGAGCCTGCGCTTGCGATGGCTCGACGCCGGTGCCGTTGCATCGATCGCACGGCTTTGGCTCTCGGCCCACGACTGGCGAAAACCGAGCGCGCACGTACACGCATGCCTCGCATACGTGGTCCGAGTGCGGCGAGCAAAACGACGTCTGGTCAGTCAGTGATGAGCCGATGAACTCCCACACGGGCTTGCCGCGCGTACTGTGCCCACCGCACATCGCGCACGGCTCGACATCGTGCGTGGAGCAGCCTTCGACGGCAGGCCAACCAACGTAGGCGTGCGAGATCTGCGAGGCCGACTTCATCGCTTGACCATCCGCGCTGATTGGTAGGGCAGCATCTGCCGCATGCGCCATTCTCGCAGCGCGTTGGTGTGGGCGCGCACTTCGTTGTGCGCCAGGTCGAGGAACACCGGCAGCGGATCGCGCTTGCGAAGCGCCAGCTGCCTCGCGTTCTGCGGGGTGATATCGCCGAGCTGAGCCGCGATGTGCTTCCACGACGAGACCCAGCCGTGCTCAAGCGCGCCCTCGAGCTGTGCGACGCGATTCTCTAGGTCCTCGAGACGCGAGAGCGCATCTTTCATGGCTTGGCGGCTCGGTAACGCCGGATGTGCACCACCTTGTAGGTGATGGTCTTGGGCGATTCTTGGCGTAGCGCGCGAGCTCGGAAGAGTGCGGCGCCTCGCGAGCCGAACTGCGTGGTCGGCGTGATAGCGGTCTTGTCGCCGATGGGCCCGCGGCGCTCGCCGTTCACGTAGTAGATCACCTGCCAGTACTCGAAGATGAGGTGCATCTTAGAACGGGAGTTCATCGACGCCTCCCTCGGGCGAGTAGTCCGCGACCTGCGGCTGTGCTCGTCGAGCTCCACCGCCGTGGCTACCGTTGCCGCGTGCTCCCTGCTCGCTCTCTGGCCCTCGGCCTGCGAGGTAGACCTGGCTAGCGTGCACCTCGGTCTTGTAGCGCTTCTCGCCGGTTTTCTTGTCGTCGTAGCTCGTGGTGCGCAGCGCGCCCTCGACGATAACGGTGGAGCCCTTGCGCAGGATGCGTGCGAGCCCTTCGGCGCGCTTGCCCCACACCACGACGCGCACCCATTCGGTGCGTTGCTGGCGCTCCTTGTTTGCGTCGAGGTAGCTCTCATTGATGGCGAGCGACAGCGTCATCACGCTCGCGCCGCCTTGCGTGCTGCGCAGCTCGGGGTCTTGCCCGAGGTTGCCCATCACGATGACCTTGTTCATTCCCTCAGCCATGTCGTGTCCCTTTCCATGCTTCACTTGCGGCCATGAAGGCCTCGATTGTTTGCGTGATGATGTTGGCGAGCGCCGGGTGCTGCGAGCTGCAGGACAGGGCGAGCCAAGCTTTGATGCTCAGCTTGGGCGCCTTGGCCTTGCGCTGGTCTGCTTCGTACGCCTCGCGTGTGGCTGGCATGTGCGCGGCCAGGTTGGCTAGCTGGCCCAAGTGAGCCACGGTTTGCGGTGGTGCGTTGGCGCCTCCGTAGACATGCCAGAGCGCGCTAGCGTGCTCGGTCGTGAGAGCGTCAAGCCGCTTGCGGATGGCTCGGTGCCGTGCTGTCGCGCGCATGTGCGCGTCCGTCATGCGCTGGTCGGGCTTGGCAGCGCTGCCACCGAACGCGCCCTGAGCGGCTGACACCATCGGGCCCCAGCTGCTGGCGATGCCCATCTCGCTCGCGGATTGCTGCCAGTACCAGGTGAGGTCGTCGTTAGCGATGGGCCGCGGCTTCGGTCGCATGGCTAGTTGACGCCTCCGCTTTGCTTGCTTGCTCGCAGCGCCGCTAGCTTCTCGCCATACATGCGAAGCACCTTGAGGATGGCGTCGGCTGCGACGTCGCCCGTGTCGCGAGAGGCGGCGAGGAGCAGCATGGCGAGGTCGCCCGCGGTGTCGCCCGCGAGCACGAACGTGCCGCGGAGCTCTCCCGTTGCGCTGTAGAGTCGGATGGCGACTTGCCTCGTAGTGGAGGCGTCGCCGACGATGACATCCGCGGTCGACACCGCGAGTTCTATCGCTGCGATGCGACCCTCCTCGTCGAGGATGTGCAGCGACAGACGAGGAGTCACAACGTCTCGCGCACGTGCTCAGCGCGGAGCCATGAGCCGCGGTCGTTGAGCAGTCGATCTCGATTCTCGTAGGCACGCATCTCGCCGCTACGGAGCAGCGCGATCGGTCCCTCGGGTGTCGAGCCTGCGATGTCTACGACCTCCCAAGCAAACCCAGGCATCGCGCGGAGCCAAAACGTATCGCCCACTTGCACATCGTTCATGGTTGGTCCCTTTCGTTGTCAGTCTGCTACCACAAGACGCTGCCATTCGGGCAGTTGGTCCTCGTCGATGATGGCCACGAGGTTCCCGGCCTCGGCCACGTACTGTCTGCCCTGCTCGCGCTCGCGGATCTCGGTGATAGAGAACACGAGCGCGGTGTAGTGCCGTGGTGCTGGTGGCTCCCACGTCTTGCGCCGGATGAGGTCGCCCAGCTCGAGCAGTCTCGCCGCATCAATCATGGCTTCGCGCCCTCTACCACTGCGCCCTCCAGTCTTGCGAGCGCAGAGCGCACGTCGCGCAGTGCCTCGGTTCGCTCATCGTGCGGCCACTCGTCGAGCGCGGCAAGCGCCTCGAGCAGCACGTGCCGGTGCACCCTGCGACGGCTCATGTCGTCGGTCTTGCCCCATGCGTCGGCGACCTCGGGCGGCAGGCCTGGCGGCGCGGCGTGCGTGACCTCGACCTTCTGCGCGGCGTTGGCGCCCACGAGCGGGGCCCATGCGCCCGTGACCACTGCGATGGCTTTGGCCTTGGCCGTAGGTGCCTCGTCGCTGTCGCGCACCTCCTGCACGCTCTCCTCAAGCGCGGTGGCCAGGCGGTCTCGCACGTAGCTCGGGTCTTGCGCTCGCACGCGACGCCATGCCTCTGCGGCCAGGCTTTCCATGGCATGGTCGGTGAGACCCCAGCGCGCGCCGAGCTCTACGCCGGTGCGACCACGCACCCACGAGTGAGGCATCATGGCCATGATGGCGCGCACGCGATCCTCGCGCGTCGGCGGGCATTCGTCGGTCACCTGCGTGTTGCCGTTGGGGCTCGTGGGCCCGATCGGCGCGTCGAACATGGCGGCGATGTGCTCCGGCTCGACCTCGGCAGCCGCGCGCGCGCGCGACCCTACAGCGGGCGTCGAAGATTTCTTCCCACCTATTTTCCTCTGTTCTTTCGAGTGTTTAGATGCCACTAGTTGATGTCCCTTCTAGCTGGTCAATCACTTACCATCTTGACACGATGCCCGAAACGGGGCGAGGCTACGCGCGCGGTCTCTGGTGGCGCTGTCTCCCACCTCTCAGTGCTGGTCGTCGAGATTGTCGAAGCGCGTGGAGTGCCCGGTCCAGCGCAGTGGCACCTTGCCGGTGCTCCCTGCACGGTGCTTAGCGACGATGACCTCGGCCATGTGGGTCTTGGGCTTTTCGTCGCCGGTCGAGTAGTAGTCCTCGCGATAGATGAAGATCACGTTGTCGGCGTCCTGCTCGATAGCGCCGGATTCGCGGAGGTCGGAGAGGAGCGGGCGCTTGTCGGCTCGGGACTCGACGGAGCGCGAGAGCTGGGAGAGGGCGAGCACGGCGACCTGAAACTCTTTGGCGATGGCCTTGAGGTCGCGGGAGATGGAGGAGATCTCCTGCTCGCGCGAGTCGCCGCGGCCTGTGACGAGCTGCAGGTAGTCGACTACGACAAGGCCGAGCTCGCGGCCTGCGGTGATGGCGTCGCGCTGCTGGCGTCGGACGCGGCTGCGGATCTCGGCGGTGGTGATGGTGCCGCGGTCGTCGATCCACAGGCGCAGCTTGGACATGTCCGAGGCGCTGGCGGCTAGCGACTGGTAGTCATGGCTGGCGCATCGCCCTACCTGCACGAGCTGGCTGTTGACGCTCGCGTCGGTGCAGTTGATGCGCAGGGCGATCTGGTCGGCTGGCATCTCGAGCGAGAACACGAGCGTGTCGAGGCCAGCGCGGGCGCAGGCGAGGGCGTGCTGCATGGCCAGGGAGGTCTTGCCCATGCCTGGGCGAGCGGCGAGCACGGTGAGGGTGGAGGGGGCGTAGCCGCCGCTGAGCACGGTGTCGAGGTCGGTGTGGCCGGTGGCGACGCGGTTGGTGGCGCAACGGTTGTTGCGCGCGGCCTCGATCTCGCTCCAGGCGGCGTGAAGGTGAGCGGCTAGGCTGTCGTCGGTGAGCTCGGTGTTGTTGTCGGCGATCTGCGCGACGCGCTGCGCCGCGTTGGACATCCACTCGGGCACGTTGGGCACGTCGCCGTAGCCCTCCGCCACAAGGCGCTGGCACTCGAGCACAAGTAGGCGTCGGCTGTGGAGGTCGCGCACGATGCGCGCATGGTCCTCGGCGTGAGCCACTGCGGGCGTGGCGTCAAGGATCTGGATGAGGTACGCGGCGCCTCCGACCTCGTGCAGCTGGTCTTTTGCTTGCAGCCGTGAGGCAACGGCGATGCTGTCGATGCGCTGGCGGGCCTGGTCGATCTCGAGCAGCGACTCGTAGATGCGCTGATTTGCCCACGAGAAAAACATCTCGGGCTTGGGCAGGATATGCAAGACGCTGTCAAGCCGCGCCGGATCGAGGATGATGGCCGAGAGCACCGCCGCCTCGGCGTCGAGGTCGCTCGGTGGCATGCGCCCAGCGATGCGCAGGATCGTGGCTGGCTTCTGCTCACGAGGCTTCACTGGCTACCGCCTTGGCCGTTGCTGGGCCGCTAAGGGGGCGTGGCGAGGCTTTGTCGCCGCTCTGGGATGGCAGGGGCCACGGCATGCCCTCGGCCCATCCTGCGGCCACCATGGCGGGGAGAGGCCAAGGCTGTAGAGGGGTCCATCCGCAGGCTCGGCGAAACCGAAACATCTCCTCGGTCCGCTGGCGCTCCTCCTCCGTGAGCGTGTCGGGCACGATGCCCACGGTCTTGGTCGTGATGGGCCGCGGCTCTGCAGCTGCGAGGCCAGGCCTGCCAGTGCGAGCGGGTAGGCTCTGGGCCATGTCGGCCTCGCTGGCGCGCTGGGCAAAAGCGAGGATCGACTTGTTCGTGGTGGCGGCGTTGTACGAGCTCGCAGCCGCTAGGTCGAGCGCGCGGCGCACGGCGGCGATGACGTGCGCGGGCTTCTTGGCGTCGGCGTGGAATGCCAGCCGCTGCGCTAGCTCCTGGACGTTGGTGCCCGTGAGGCCCTGGTAGTACCGGTCGGCCTCGAGCAGCCTTCGGAGCTCTGCCTCGAGGTCGCCCGCGGCCGCCTGCCCGCCCGCCTTCTGCGCTGGTTGCGGCTCTGGCTTGGGCTCTGGCGGAGGAGCCTCGCGCGCCTGCGCACGTGCGTGCGCACGCGAAGAGGCGACGGGCGGTCGGGGTGGAGAATTTTCTTTCAGAGGGGAGAAATCGGGACGGGTCGGGTCGGGCCGGGCCGGGGAAGGCGAAGTGCGCTCGAAATTCGCCCGCGCTTCGGGGTGTGCTTCGGGGTGAACTTCGGGTGGTACTTCGGCAGAATTTCGCCCGAAATTCGACCCCTGTTCTGAATGATTCTCGACACTTGCGTTCTTCGGTCGCTTCATCCGTTCTCGCGCTCGCTCGCGCTCGGCCAGCACCTGCTTCCTCGTCGGATTGTAGTCGAGAAAATCATGGATCTCGATCGTTCCGTCTGGTTTTTTGTCGAGCAGTTGCTCTCGGATCAGCAGCTCGAGCACCCTCTTCTTGGGTCGCAGGAAGCGCATGGCCCGGTCGTCGAGCAGGCCATCGGTCAAGTGTGCGCTTGCGTAGAGGATGGCTCGAATCCAGAACGCGAACGCATCATCGGGAAGCCCCCACAGCTTCGGATGGGTCAAGGCCGAGTCGCAGAGCTTGGCCCATGCCATGTCACACCTCGCATCGGTAGTGAGCCGTCTCATCGTCGGGCCTGTTGGACTTGCCCCTGGTGACAGGAAGCGTTGCCAAGATGTGCTCTCGGTTCGTTTCCCACCGCGTGGCCACAAGCAGCGTGTGAGCTGGCGTGCTCATGCCAGCAAGCACCGTCATCAGGCCATGACGCGACACGCCTACAGCGTCCGCCACCGGCTTGATTCCGCTTCGCCTGATGGCCTGGCGGATCTCGTCTGCCAAAGGTTCCGACAACTGATCTCTCTTGATGTGGTGCCGCATGCGTGACCACCTAGCATATTCGGCACGCTCTGTCAACAGTCGCGCTAGCGCGCCGTCAACTGTCAACAGTTTTCATGGAAGCAGGAACCACCACGCCAAGCCCCACGCGAACACGAGCACGCCGCCGGCCAACGCCTCGGCTATCTCGGAGGCGCTAAGCGACGTGGGCTGTACGGGCTTGGCAGGCAGAGCAGAGCGGCGAACGTTGCGGCGGTTGTTCATGCCGCCGACAGTACCTAGCCGCCCCACGCGAGGCCAAATTACTCGCGGCGAATCCCGAACGTCGCGTTGAGATGCACGCGGATTTGACTCGTGGTGTAGTGCCGCACGATGCCGCCGTCGCAGAGCACGACGCACCAGACATCATTCTCCCACATGCCCGACGACTCGACGTACAGCGCGTAGCCCTCGCGCGTGCCCTCGACCACGACCGGCAACGGGCGGCGAAACTCGTGGATCACAAGAGCGACCGCATGCGCTCAAGCTTCGCACGCTCGGCACGAGTTCGCCGCTGCGCCTCCTCGAGCTCCAGTCGCGCCTCGTGCTCGTCGGCTTCGGCCTGCCGCACGCGCCACTCCTGGTCGCCGCGCTCGGTGCCAACCAAGGCAAGGACAAGCCAGGCCACGGCCACGAGCAGCGCAACGCCGATGACCACCCAGCTCATCGCAACGCCCTGAGCCGCTCAAACGCTCGCAGGTCGTCGGGGTAGCGCTCATCGATGCGCTCGTGCGCAAGAAACGCCGTGGTGTGCCGCCCGCTTGCGATGATGTGCACAAAGCCCGTAGCCATCGCAGCGCCTAGCTCGACCCATGCGCCGCGGCTGGGTAGCTCTGGCACCAAGAACCACAGCACGTCGCACTTGCGAGCCGCCGCGAGGCATCGTGCCGCGATGTCGGCTTGGCGCTCCCACGGCAGCTCGAGCTCGTGCTTTTCCGCTACGTCCATCTCGCGCACCCAGTCGAGCGCGATGCACATGCCTGGCGTGCTCGCCACGAGCTGGATGGCAGCTCGAGCGCGGTCACGCTCTGCGCTAGCTGCGGCTGTGTACACGGTGAGCATAGGACCTCCGCTGCGAGTCAGAGTCGTGTGACTTGTGCTCGGATCGCACCTCTACGCCGTTCGTGCGTCCACTCATGCTCGCATGGTAGGCCCGCACGTTCGGGTCAGGCTTGCGCTGCAAGGCGCAGCCCTCGGGGCACTCAGCCGCGAGGGCGTTGGGGCTGGTCTTGGCCACCACGTCCACGCACGCCGCCTCGTATACGCACGACAGCCGACGCGGATCCCGCATCGATAGCTCGGCAGCGCTGTACATCGGCAACATGGGCGAGCGCGCATCTGTCTCGACGACCTTGGGCCCGTTCGACCTGTTCTC